TCAGGGCTTTGTCGTTTCTGGCGTCCTGAGAAATTTCTATCGTGCCAGACGCGTTCCATAACTTTTATGGACGCGTTCCATAACCCCCCTCATTCCCCCTCTTCTATGGCGTCCTGCCGAACGTAAAACACTCTTCATGTAACACAGTGCTACGCTGGGTTCTTTCACGGAGGAAAACCCATGCCGAATTCAGATCTGCTCCCTTCTCTGCTTTACAAAATCAATGAGAACCAACTCGCTCTCGAAGCCGCCATCATGGAATTATCCAACTGGGTCGAGCAGCGCGGTTCTGCGGATGTCGCCGAGAACGTCCGGGGAGCTCTTTGGGCGATCGACAAGAACGAAGCATTCATCAAGATGACGCTCGCGGTACTTATGGCTCCCGAATGACTGAAGTCTGTCAAGACCGTCGCACTCGCCCCTAGCACCCCATGCTGTGGACTGTGGCGACCCAAGCAGTTGTTTTACAAGGTAAATGTCTCTTTTCATGAGTTACAAAACATCCGTTTTTGTGCTTATGCACATGGTAAGCCGTTGGCTTTAGCGGAGGTTTGCGCAGAAAGGTAGTCCACCCAGACGACCGGGATTGATGGTCTATGCTGGATTGGCCTGGACTGCCCCAGGCTACCAAAAAGGAAATTGAAGATGGCTGATGATCTGAAAAACCGCGGCCCCAAAGACAGAGACCGGGTAAACACTTCCGAGGATTGGGAGTTGAAATACTGGTCGACTAAATTCGGCGTGACAGCGGACCAGCTAAAAGCAGCTGTGAAAGCAGTCGGTCCCATGGTGACCGACGTCCGCAAGAAGCTCGGCAAGTAAAGGCGTGACAGCCCCGCGGCCACCGCGGGGCTTTGAGTTGAGGGTAAAGCACCACCATGTCAAGGTGACCAAGAAACCTGCGTAAGCCGTTGAGTAATAAGGAAAATATTCAGTTGTCGCCAACCTATAAGAGCAACATATTACCTTATAAGAATCAATAACTTAGGGTTGTATATTCCTACAGTGCTTTTCAATTTTGGCCGGTAAAAACCGCGGCAGCTTTCCGAAGAGTGGCGGCATGCTGCGTCACACCATCCATGCACTTATCGATTTCTGCCTGTGGCAGCCTCAAGCATGAAAACGCATTCTGCTCAATGTCCTTGGACGCCGTGAAAAACGAATACCCCATTCCGACGAATCCCAGGGCGAAGACGAAATAAACCCCATACAACGCTTTTGCCATAACGATGACTCCTTTTTGGTTTGTTTCTTGAGGCTATCGCAAAGAATCGGCAAATGCAGTCGAAGTGCGTGCACTTTCCTCCTCCGGCGACCTGCCTACGACCCCCAATACAAAATCCTACAGCTCGTCGCCTCACCCTCGCCCAGCTGGCGCGCCTCGATTACTGTACATGCATACAGCACCTGTACAGCGAATCACGCAGCATGAATTTCGACCAGGCGAAAAACCTCCGGCTCAAGCAATGGCGCGACACACTCGACGACCAGGACTTCCGTATGCAAAACCCCGAGGGGCACCGTGAAACTCTTCACGAAATGGCGACAGCCCTGCAAGCCGAAGGGTTGATAGATCAGGTTGAGCAATTCGACATGAACGAGATGGCAGACGCGGCTTATTGGCATGCTGTCGAGGAGCTGCAGAGTTCGCCAGGCCATTACCGCGGCGCATCGACTTATGACGTCGTGCAGGCAGACAACGGAAAGCTACTCGGGACGATCAGCCGCTCGATTTTCAACTTCGCGAATGACGAGCCTCGCGGTGCCTCCTTCGCCTACGACGGCAAGGTCTACTCTGACGCGGATGGTGTGCGGCTGACCTTGGGGCTTTCACGGAGGATTGGGAAGATTTCAGGCTTGGCGCTGGAAATGAACGGGCACCGTTACCAGTTGATCGAGACCGAGCGAATGATCGCCGGGATCACCCACCACCCTCTCTCTGACCCTGACGCCTATCGTGCGCTCGTAGATGCGGCACAGGTTGCACAAGAAGAACGCGATCTGCGCACCTTTGAAAAAATTCGACCTCATATAGAGTCGGCAGCTTTCTGCATCTGCCCCGGCTGCCTCGATCGCTTTGGTGTGCGTGACGATTGCAAGACCTGCGCTGGTAAAGGGTTTGTGACGAAGCCCGCGCCGACAGGTCTACCCTGAATGCTCAACGCGGGGATCTTATAATGTGCGGACGACTTACCCAGTACAGCGGCATTCACGACTTCGTGGCAGCGTTGAGCATGCCGAACGCGCTCATCAACTCGACAGGCGAGCAGCCCTTCGAGAAGTACAACGCCGCGCCGACCACCCAGCTCGCTCTCTTCCACCAGGAAGGCGACTATCTACACGCCGACAAGCACCAGATTGGCGCGGGTAGCTGCGCGGCTTCCGGCAAGTAGCGACCTATCAGGAAACATCCTGTTTTGAGTTAAAAGAGATAGCTAAACTTTTCTTTGAGGCTTTTCCCGAAACGTTTGGAGCCAGCTAACGTGAAATGGCCGTAGTCGAAGTAAAGGTATTCTCCGCTTTCGGACAATATGTCGCACTTACGTTCAGCACCGCACTGCACGTCGAGCGCACTCACATATTGAACATCTTTAAATTCCTTTTCTTTAAAGAATGCTTTTAGCTCATCATCATACTCAAACTTCTCCGGCGCCTCGAACCTTCTGGAAAATTCGTTAATACTTGCGACCGTGACATGACGTTCAATCTGTGCTTCTTTCGAAATCTTTGGAGCTGTATTTAAAAACACCATTTTGGGGCCGATTACATAAATCGGTGCCGAATTTATGCTTCTGATCTTGTTGATCATATCCGATAGACCGCCAAGATTTTTACCGTCCCAGTTATCATGAAGATAGATAGCATCTGCTGTTCTTAACTCTGGAGACTCAAGAACCATTTTAAGCGCATGCTTACACTCTTCTATTTTCCCCAAAGAACCATAATCATGGGAAAAGTTGAAGCAGAAGTGCGGCGTAGCTATAAGCTTCAACTGGCCGTTAAATTCGTTCTCTGTAAGCGCGTATGAAAAATCATAGGCATGCGAATTCCCTACAACAACAATCTTCCGCTGGCCTTTCGTGCTGTCAAATTTGGCAACCATGGACGTGGTCTCAATACCACTCCAGTACCTATTAAGTTCGGCAGTCAATTGATCCTGCGTAAGCATCGCAAACGGGAACCGCGACGGAATGCCATCTTTCAGGTAAACAGCTATTGGAAACGAGACGACGAACAGACCGGCAAGTGCTGTGGCGGCGGCAAAGCCCTTACCCACCGGCTTGTTGTTATGACGGAACGCCTGTTCAACGAAACGCCAGCTTAGGTAGCCCAGTACGATTGAGGCGAACACTACCCCTAAGGCTATCTCTATCGTTATTTCTACCCTTGAGTAATGCAGGAAGCTGATCAGCGGCCAATGCCATAGATATAGCGAGTAGGAAATGAGGCCGATAAAAACGAATGGACGACTTTCCAGCATCAGGGAAATTAGGTTTTTCCCAATTGCCCGCGAGACAATTATCAATCCTGCGCCAGCGCATGGAATCAAGGCATTAATACCTGGAAAACCAGATGTTTTATTTAGCACAAAGGCCGGGACCAGCACCATCAGCAGGCCAACAATCGACAGCATATTGGCGATGACGCTTGCTCTATTTACCGGCTGACGCTTCGCCAGCCAGAAGGCCAGCAATGCACCAATGAGCAGTTCGCCGGCACGAGATGGCAATAAAAAGTATGCGCTTGACCATTCATTCCGAACGCCAAGCTCTGCCAGTGCGAATGAAGTTACTACTAGAACTGATGCCACTGCGAGGCGTGCACTCTGTGCTTTGAGTTTTAGTATCAACAGAAGTGCGAGCGGCCAAATGAAATAGAATTGTTCTTCTACTGATAAAGACCAAATATGCAGCAGAGGCATTTCTTCTGAGCTGGAAGAAAAATAACCGCCAGAATTCTTCCAAAAGAACAGATTGGACGCGAAGAAAATAGCGCTCAAGGTGCTCTGTGATAAGGCACTGTAATCACTCGGCAGAAAAAAATAGTATCCCGCAACCATCACACACAACAGCACAACGTACAGGGCAGGAAGAATTCTTCGGGCTCGGCGAAGATAGAAGTCAGTAAATGAAAATGTTCCTTTTCCAACCTGACCTAAAATAATCCCCGTAATCAAATATCCTGAAATCACGAAGAAAACATCTACCCCAACAAAGCCGCCCGAAAACAGGCTAAAGCCTACGTGATTCAGCACCACAAGCATTACCGCGACGGCTCTCAGCCCATCGATGTCCGCTCGATAGCTCAAGTTTTTGTTATGCATGCCAATCCCTTTTCACAATTGCGAGAAAACTGATATCGGTGCGCATTCTACAAACTTATGTATGTGGCTCGGTACAATTTATCTACCATTCGGAAATTTCGTGATCGCCTTGACATACGCTTGGCAGGCCGCCAGCGCGATCAGTCCACGGTCACCGGTGTCGGTGATGGTGATAATTCGTTGAGCATGCGCCGGGTCAAGTCGGGCGCGTACGGCTGCATGATCCACGCCGCGGGCGCCGGGGGCGGCAGACACTGAACAGCCACCGGCTGAATCCGCGTCGAGGAGGACTGACAGCCGGACATCAGCAGTGGCAACGCGATCGCGCAGGCGAGCCTGATCGTTTTGTGCATCGGTCATTTTCTCAAAGTGAGTTTGCTCGCTGGCTGCCAGCTTCTGCTCGAGCGCCAGACGCTTTTCCTGCTCCGCATGTTGCGCGGCGGCGCCCACCATGGCCAGTTTATTGAGCGTTTCGGCGCTCAGCCGGGCCTGATCAGCGAACTGCTTATCGTAGCGCCAACCCTGAAAATGCCAGGCGCTGCCCGCGCCGATCAGCACCAGCGCCAGCGCGCCTATCAGGCGCCACGGCACGGTAATCACGGCACATCCTTGAAGAAGACGTGCCCGCCAAGCTTCAGCGTCTGCTTTGCCTTCGCTGCCCACGCCGGTGGCGTCTTCATGCTGAGCGCGTAGTAGTGCGTCGCGCCGGCGGTTGGATCAGGCACCTTGCCGTCAATCACCTGGTCGGCTGCAATCCGCGCCTGTGCCAACTCCCGAAACGGGATCTGCTTCGCGCTGATCAGGTAGGCGAAGTTCGGATCGTTCTTGTTCCAGCAGCTGAACTGGTACGGCTTCTGGCACACCCCGGCGTATCCCTCACCCCACCACGAATTGGTCTTTCCGTCGAATACCCGGTTACGGATCGTCCAGGCCACGGCCACCTGCCCGGCCGTTGATTCACCACGGGCTTCACCCCACAGCGTGCGCGCGAAGACGTCTCGGTCTTTTTCAGTTGCAGCCATAATTTTTCTCCAGGCAAAAAAAATACCCGCTCGAGCAGGTATGTTTTGGCGATAGTTACAGTCATGATTTGAAGCTATGGAGTCATCAGGCGGTATCAGATAGCATGGCCGCCATTTTCAAAGGGAACGACGAATGACTGGTCCTCAGGCAATAGAGTCGAAACGAAACTCAAACTTCGATTGGCTTCGACTTTTTCTGTCGTTTTCCGTCGCGTACTTTCACGCTGGATATTTTTCGCGGGTGGCCAATGGCGAGGACGTACCTTTTGGGGCGATTCCATTCCCAATGGTTCCTACGTTCTTGGCGCTATCTGGGTATCTGATGTTCAATAGCTTCGCATCTAGCAGAAGCTGGTTTCACTTCCTGCAAAAAAGAGCCTTAAGAATCATCCCGGCATTATTACTTTCGCTGATTGTGAGTGGCTTTGTATGGGGCGCCTACGTCGGTGTAATAGGCTCACTCAAAATTTATATAGGTGGTGGAATGCTGCTATCCAGTCCTGGAGGTAACGGCTCACTGTGGTCACTACTTTGGGAGGAAATAGCTTACGCCATAATGGCATTTCTTATCGCAATGAAAGCATACAACCATAAAGCGATAATTTGGGCATGCTTTATAGCTGCATGTGGCATTGCTGCGGTATATGACCAGCAAGAGCCTGTATGGCGGATCACAAACTTACTGCCAGCCCTTTTTACCGGCAACCTAGTTTTTCTATACCGGGATAAGCTTTCAAAGCTCCCTTGGATCTTGCTCGCTGTCATTCTTCTTTTTGTGACAGCACTGAACATCTACTTTAAATTGCCCCCGCAAGCTTGGTACATGGTTCCCATTGGTGGTTTTTTGGCTCTAAATTTATGCCTCAACGCTCCACCTATACCTAAAATGCCGTTTGACATTTCGTATGGTGTTTATGTTTTTCATGACCCTGTATTTTATATGTCATCAAAGCTTTTTCCGGATTCGTTTGAAGGAATGTTTTTCGCGGGCGCCCCGGTGCTTATAGCGCTGTCCATTTTCAGCTGGTTTGCAGTGGAAAAGCCCGCACTTGCGTTTAAGAAGAAAGGAACATCATTAGACAAGAAAGCAGATGAAATGAAAAATTCACCGATCTAGTCAGGCAGCTTAACTTTGAGGGAGGGGTTCATCGAGCCCTTCCATATATCTCAGCTCATCAGATCTAACTTCCTCTGAAAGCCACCTCGGTATTTCATCAACCGCAGTTTCCCCATCGAATACATCATCGCTATCGCCAATCGACCGCCAGCCATATTCAGAAATCGCGTACATACTCACCTCTCATATTTATATCCAGCCACCCGAAATCTAAAAAGACCGTTGGGTGTTTGGTCAAAAGCGTAAGTAAATCTTTGTGACACGTCTAGAGTTATGGTTGTATAGGTGGCAATTCCAGCTGCATACGCCTGTAGAAAAATATTAATTGAAATACCACCCACATCTGAATTAGAAATATACACACCCCCAATCGACGCACCATTAAGAGCCACCCCCTCAACTTCGAAACATGTGACAGGAACAATGCTCGAGCAGTCAACAGTGGCAGCGACAGTGGAGCCCCCGGCAACAACCATAAATGGTGCGTTTATTACAGGTGCGAGATATTTAACTCTCCCGAAACTTAAAAATCTGCACTTATAAAGGGTTCCCCCGGAATCAGTAAGCATAGATCCAATATACCGACGGGATGCGTCTAGGTTTTTTGCTCTTGCAGTACTGAAGTAAGCCGCAGCAGGGGCAGTGCTTACCGCTTCTATCGCGGCGACACCGGCATTGTCATACAGGTAAATGTGATACCAGGTGTTGGCCGCCAAACTCAATGCGGACAGCGTCAGCGCAGCAGCCACCTGCACGACCTTCCCGGTACCGGGGATGTATGCCGCCCCGGTACCAACAGAAAGCGAATTCGCGCTGTTCCAGGACAGCAGAAGCCCCTCAATGTAACCGGGAGAAACTCCGCCCTGCGCAATCGTCAGCGGCTTCGACAACCCTGTGATCTCAGTGATGTCGGAGTTCTGCCCACTTTTCGCCGCGACGAGAGTCGCACGCCCGGCAGCGGCGTCTGCATCGTCTATCAACGATTTACCAAAGTTGGAAAACCCGAGCGCCGTCAGGGCGGCGCCTGATGTAGCACTGCCCGTGCCACCTTTGTTGATCGGCAGAATTTCATAGTTGCCGGTCGTACCGAGTTCCGCCAGCTTCGAGCCCCACTGATTGACCAACGAGCGCAGCGCATCGGCCGAGTCCTTGACATAGCCCTGCATCGGCGCCACCGCGTAACTGCCGGCAGCGTTTGTAAAGCCCTGGTAGTTCGGCGAGATCGACATGGCCGTGTCGCTGGCAATGTTCGTCACCTCGTACCAACCACCATCAGGCCCACGGAATGCGTCGCCGACCCGGCTATTGGCAATGAACGCCGTGCCGGTACCGATGACCGCGTTGGAATTTTGGGTGACAGAGACCGTTCCTGATTTGTACCAGGGCATGGCAGCATCCTATAGAAAGCAAATTTAGACGGCTTGCTTGGCAAAAACCGCTGGGAGGTAAAAAGCGAAGGGGTTGTTGGCTGCGACAGTTACGGCATAAAGCGTGTTTCCTACAAAATCCCAAGTGCAATACAGCTGTCTGGGAATCGTCCCGCCGGACACCATGTTCATCCCGAAATTATTGATCAGCATGAATTCGTTTTGCGGAAAGCTGACCGGAACCGAGTAGTAGTTCCGGTATAGGCCTTGATCAGTCATATCGGATTTCACGTAGGTCCAGTTTTGGAAACTGCGCGTAAAAGTCGCGTTGGGGGTTCCTGAATCGAAGAGCATCTTGCTGTTCCCGTCCCAGAGGCGCATGCCGTACAGAGCCACTGCTTGAGCGGCGAAAGCACCAACAAAATAGCGACCATTGGGCTGGGCGGTAGCGGTGCTGTAAGCCCGAACATAGAAGCCAGTCCAGTTTCCAGCCGATCCGATCAGCCTCATGCTGCTCAAGCCTGCGATCCCCGCGACGGTATCAGGGCGGACAAATACGAGAGGCGGTTCCTGTGACGTGACCGGTCTTGCGAAGTACGTGGTAGACCCCATGCCCCCTTCTTCCGTGGGAGCATATCTGCCGCTGGCGATTACCATCAGACGGGCAAATTCCGAATCGATAGTGACCACATCACTGGTGTTTTTGAACTGGAGGCCATAATCCATCAGTTAAACCTCATGACGATCAGTCGCATCGTCCCTGATGCGATCGTGCTTGCGTAACCACGCGTGTGGTTATAGACCCGTGCCACATTGTCGATGAGCTCTGTTTCGAACTGCATTTGCTGATCCGTATAAGCCCCAATCGGCACAACGATAGCGGCACCATTTGCTGGTCCGGCGCCCGGGACGGAGAAATCTTGGTTGGTCTTCGCAGCATTGCTGAAAGTGACCAGCGTCGAAAGCACCACCCGGATCGTGAAGGAATTCTCATCGACCTGAAGCGCCCCGTCGGCGCCCCAGATCCGCATGCCATGAGCCATTGATTACCCCAGATAGCCGAGACGCACACGCAACACGTTGTTGGCGTCGTAGACCGAGACGTTCAACGAGTTGATCACCAGCCGCCCCTGACCCGGGACAATGCCGTTGATCTCCAGCGTTCCGTCTTTATTGAGAATCCAGCCTTGTTGGCCGGCGATATAGTTGATGGAGCTGATGTAGCTGCCGATCTTGGCGTTGGTGATCGTCCCGTCAGCGATGAACGCCGAGTTCATGAACACCTGGCCGCCCTGCACCGCGAACGGTACCGAGATCGCTCCGCCGGCGATGGTGTTGACGATGGCGAATCGATCCGCGCTCACGAGAAACTGGCTCTGCAATCCGGCGCCGGTATTTTCGATCCCGAGCCCGATACCCGCCGCGACGTACTTTCCGTCCTGCGTCACCTGCATCTTCACCGACCACATCGTCGTGAGCTTTCCGCTGGTGTCCGCGTAGGCAGTCGAAGTTTCCTGAATGGCGGCAGTGTTCTCGCCGACCTTCGCGGTAACTTGGGTGATTGCCTGTGCGGTGACTTCCTTATCGGTTGCCACGGTTTGCCGCAGGTCAACAACAGCCGCCTGATTCTCACCGACGGTCGACGTCAGTTCTGTCATGGTTCGGGCGGTCGTTTCGTTTTCCGACGCCCTCACCTTCGACTCCGTCGCAATGCTGGAGGTACTGTTCCAGCCTTGCAGCGCATCAGCGAGATCACCCTCCCCGCCGTCGTCTCGGAAAGATGCACGAAGAGCCTGGAAGGCCGTTGCTTGCGCCGTAACTACGCCGTCTAGTTCGGTAATCTCGGCGGTATTGGTCGCAACCTGCTGAGCCAACCCGTTCGCCGTTTGCACGGTCTGACCAACGTCCAGCCAATAGGTAGGATTGGGTGGTGGGGTTTCAATCGGCACCGGGCCGGTGGCTTGGTAGATCCGCTTGCCAACCACGACAAGGTCGTATTCCTCGTAGGTGACTTCTGGGTCGTACCCCTTCAGAGCGTCGAGCGCATCAATCTGCGCCTGAAGTCCCGGGATTTTGTCGATCTCGTCGAGAATGTCCTGGCCGAGCTCTGTACGACCGATCTCCCCTGCGATCATTTCCAGAATTGCCGCCGCGTCTGAACTCGACTGGCCCTGCACACCCATGCCAATCGGAAACCAAGGCCCAATGTTCCCGATCTTGTCGACGATCCGCCCCCAGAAGTAAAACGTCACGCCGGCTCGCAGGCCGAGCATGGAGAAGTCACTTTGCGGGTAAGCCAGGTCAGTCAGTTTCGTGGCCGCGTCCAGTTGAGTCGTCGGTCCGTACCAGATTTCAGTACGCTGGCTATCCTCGGCGCCAGCAGGAAAGCCCCACTTCAGATAGATGCCGAACAGCAGCGGTGTGGCGTTCAAATAGCTGAGTGCCGGCGGCAACCCCTGCTTGCCCTTGAGGTTGGTCAGTATCGAGTTGCGCCAGATCGACGAAATATCGAACGCGCTCACCGCGCGGACGCGGGCCACGTAGGCGCCCGCGTAAATCCCAACTACATCGACGTTGGTCATGCCGGTGCGCTGCAGCTTGATCCAGTTGCCGCTGTCTTTGCGCCACTCGATGTCGTAGCCGACGGCGCCAGGTACGGCAGGCCAGCTGATGGTCATGGTGGCCACGGCCAGCCCCTGGACAACCGATGAAGTGGATACGAGCGTTACGCTCGCCGGCGCCGGCACCACCGTGATCGGAATCACGCTGATTGGCCGCTCTTCAAGCCGGGCGCCGGTGTCGATGTAAGCGAATTTGCTTGGGTCGTACTGCAATGCACTGATTTCGAAGTCGCCTTCGGTGGTACGCCGAGTGCGCAGGACGCGGTACAGCGGGATGGCCAGGTCATTGGCATCCAGCGCCCACTGCAATTGCGCGATCGGCGGTTCGCTGTAGTTCGTCGTGACGGTCACGGCGCGGCCATTCACGCTTTGCACCGTGCGGCCTTCGGCGCGCCCGCCGGGCAAATTGATGATCAGACGATCACCGGCCTTGGCCTGCGTGTCACGATCAAGCGTGACCACGCGGCCCGAAGCCAATGAGATACGCCCGCCCACCTCGCGACCAGCCAAGAGCGAATCAGCCACGGGTATGATGTGGCCCGGCAACGGAATAACACCTTCCATGCCGGTCTTGAAAGACACGGTGCGATCTTGATTGTTGCTGAGGATCGCCCACTTGCCGCGACGCTGGGCCTCCGACGCCCGGGTGCAGCCAATGGCGCTCAGCTCGGTAGGCCGGTCGCCGTAACGCCGTTGAAATTCCAGATCAGCGAACGGAATCACATCGGTGTCGTAGTTGTTCGCCGGGTTGTCGTAACTGACAAGCGCCCGGGTGTAGCGCGTCTTCGCCGAGGCGCTGCCGTAGGAGAATTTGCCATCAATGACGTTGGCGCGAGTGAAGACGTAGTCGAAGTCTTGCGCGCGCGGCATGTCGGCCTGCATCACCAGTTGGCCCTGAGCCCAGTAGGTCATGCCCCGGTAAATGCCGGCGATATCGCGCAGCAGCGACCAGGCATCAGCCTTGCCTTGCAGGTTCATGTCGCACAGGAAGCGCGGCTCGACACCATTCAGGCCATTCGGCACCAACTGGTCGCAGTACTGCGAGATCCGGTAAAGCTCCCACTTGTCGACCATGAAAGGCTTGATGCGCTTGCCCAGGCCGAACCGGTCTTCGGTGCACACGCCGTAGGTGATCCACGCCGGGTTATTGGTCCAGGCCGATTTCATCGAACCATCCCACGTGCCGGTATAGGTCCGCTGGATCGGATCATAGTTGCTCGGCACCATCCAGCGGCGCGCCTTGCACTTCACAGTCACGGCCGGAATGTTGGTGAACTGCTCGGCGTCGAACTCGATGTAGAGCAGCGCAGTGTTTGGGTAGCGCAGCTTGGCGTCGATCACTTCGGTGTAACCGGCCACCAGCATGGTGTCGGCGATTTTGTTGCTGTTCTGGTTGGGCGTCAGGCGGCGGACGCGGATCTGCCAGCCCGTAGTTGCGTCAGGCAGGTCGATTCGGCGCGATCGCTCGTAGCGCGTGGTGGTCTTGCCGTCGACAGCGTCCACCAGCACCTGCTGATAAGCTCCGCCATCGGTGGCCACGTCGATGGCGTACTCGATGCGGTAACCACCGATATTCCCTTCGTCATCAGCGCGCTGCAGGGCTGGCCACGCCAGGCGCATGCGTACCGCTGAAAGCTGGGTGTTGGTGATCGAGCGCACCCACGCCGAATCGCTGCGCAGTTCGACGTTCAGCGAGATCTCGTTCTCGACCGCCGGAATGCCCGGGATGTAGCTCTGGTTTACCGAGCCCGAGCGCCAGTCCCACCTCACGTTGGGAAAGTTATAGTTGCCGCTGGTATCACGAATCGGCGTGTTGTCCAGGTAGATGTCGTAATCGGCCGGGACGCTGTCGAACTCGCCCTCGCCCACGGCGATCAGCAGTTTTGCCAGGTTAGTCGAGCGCAGACTATCGCTGGCTTCGACTGGCGACTTCGGCTTGCTGCTGCCGCCCTTCTCGCCGTGGATATCGATCTGTGCTGCTGCGCCCATGCTTTCCTCCAGGCATAAAAAAACCGCCTCGCGGGCGGTTGGTGTGCTGCTGTCCTGATTACACTTTGTCTTCAGCCAGGATCGAAGCCGAGATGATCATTCCGCCCCACCGGCGCTCGCCGATGCAGATCGGTACCGGGTTGCCGCTGGCCGTGGTGTTCTTGGCGCTGCCGAAGGCGTAGGACGGGGCGTTTTCGGGGGATGAGCTTTGCTTCAGGCCAGAGGCTTGCGGGCTGAGCATTTGGATGACGCCGCCGGCAATAAGTCCAATACCCGCCGGGGTCAGATATGGCGCGGTAAAAGGAAGCGCGTACGAGATGGCCAGCAATACCACGCCGACGACAGTCTGCAAAACCCCGGCACGCTTACTGCCTTCGACGACTGGCACGATCCTGATTTCCCGAGTGCCGCCGAGATCCAAATCCGGCTCGCCAACATTGACGCGGTTTCTGAATACCGCAAAACGCATACCCAAAGCGGCTAGCCGCCTGATTTCAGATTCAAATCCATCGATTGTGCAACTCAAAGACTTGAAAGCCTCACGGCTTGAGCCTGAATCGATTTGTTTGGAGTGAACTCTGCCAAACTTCTGCGCGAGAGAACCTGAAAGCTTTATGACCGTCATGCCAGTCTTGTGAGGGAATTCTGCCACTCTTGAGTCCACCCATAAAAAAACCGCCTCGCGGCGGCTTTAGATTATTTGCATTTCTGAAGCGACTCTCTCAAATCGCCTCTTCCGATTTGAGACCAAGCCACTCGCTGATAGAGCTTCGCAACGGAGCCTGTTTTGGCGGAAGTGATATCGAGTACATCGTCTGTTTGTTGAGCAAAACCGTTAACAAGCCTGTAACCACTGGCTGTTTCACTCATGCTTGCGTTCGAGTTGTGCTCCTGCCATGCAGGGAAAACACACAGCGCGATCGCTTTCGGGGTCTTCGCCGAAGAGACGGTTATCGACGGCGCCGACGCCATCAAGTCAGATGGTGAAGAGCACCCCGCCAACATCGCTACCGCCAACGCTCCTACGATCAGTTTCATGCAGGTCACTCCTGTGGAAATGACCCACGATATCACTGGGCGCCTTTGTGGCGTAGCACCAGGCGCGTGCGTTCTAGCCACGGGCCGCCGAAGACAATGATCTCCGACGGCCTGCCGTACAAATGGTGCAGCAGGAAAGGCCCAGGGCCGAAGGTCGCCGATTCCTCGCCGGGCAGTGCTGGGTCATCACCAAGGAATATTCCAGCGTGGTTGGGGTAAACCGTCCGCCCTACTTCCATGACGATCATGTCGCCGCGCTGCGGCTGGTCTACGCGGTAGAAGCCAGCGGCCTCGTAGTTCGCTTCGTACAGGCTGGTGTTGTCCTTGCTCTCCCACCAGCCATCGGCGCGCTTGAAGGTTTCGAACTCCAGCCCCCACTCGCGCTTATACCAATCTGCGCAGACCTGCCAGCAGTCCCAAGCCCCGTGCACGAATGGACGTTTGAGCAGCGCCACATCCCCGGTGGGCGCGACCGTTCTGAGGTCACCTTCCGGCCAACTGAGAATGTGCCACGGCAGCGCGGTGGCCTCACACATGGCGAGGTCGCGCGGTGACGGCCTGCTGGTTGCGTCCGGATGCGAATGCACCACGCCGATCACCTCGCCGATGTCTTCGGCTGCCGCGTACTCCTCCGGATCGATGCGGAACTCTTCATTCGGCTCGGTGGAGATATTTCGGCACGCGAAGTACTTCTGCTTACGGCCCACGACCAGCAGCAACCCGCAGCACTCTTTCGGGTACTCGGCCGCTGCGTGCGCCTGGATCGCGCTCAAGATGTGCTTTCGCATGTCAGCTCCGTGCGATCAGGGAAACAGCCGGGAAGCCACCGAATGGCAGCGGGTTACCCTCGCCGAAGCGCGGGATGCAGCCCTTACCGAGCGTGGCATCACATTCGTCGAGCTCCGGGTTGTCGGTGACGATGCCGTCCTTGGTTACGTATGGCCCGGTGTAGCCGCAGTTGGGCCCGCGGTACCCGCCAGTGAGACACCAGTGGCACAGGGTCGTGGCCTGTCGGCCAATGGACTCATTGCCAACGTCGCCCGGGCTGGCCAACTCCCAACTGACCGTCTCCCCGTCCTCGTTTGTCTTCTGGTCGATGTACCAGACTTCAATCGTCTCTTGGGTTGGGTCAGCAGTTGGGTTGCCGGCGGGAAAGTTCGCCGCGTCGAGGTAGGTGCCGAGCGTGTGACGCATCGTCAGCTTGAACTCGAGCAGATCCTCGAAGGCCAGACAGAGTGCGGTGATACGCCCATTCACGTTGCCCACCGACAGAGTCGGCCGAACCGCCGTGCCGTCGCCGTTCGCCTCGATGCCGTCGATCTGCATCGGCCACGCGCTGTATTCATTGCCCTGCCAGTAAATCGCTTTCGCCGGCAATTGATCGGCATTGGCACCGGCGGCGATCAACTCGGCCGCCGTGTGCGGAATGGCGTGCCCGTGGAAGCGCAGAATGTCTGCGCCGTAGTCCGTGCCGTCCAATTCAAAGAGCAGCACTTCGCTGCCAGGCTCAAGCACCTGGATATCACTGATCAGCGACATAATTGCTCCTAGGGTTGAAATGCACGCTCGAACGTGGCTGTGAGTTTGAACACGTCCCCACCCATTGGGGTGGGAGCGGGATTTTTGCAGGTGAACAGACCGAGCTGGCCGAGGGGCGTTGTCCAGAGAAACGCCTTGGCCCCGGCGTGCCGATCGAGGAAGCCCATGATCTCCAGCACCTTGGCCTTCTGACCGGTGAAGGTGATCGGATAGGAGTCCTCCTTGTTGTTTGGCCCGTCACCGACGTTCTGCGTATATCCGCCGCCGAACTGGGCGGTGCGCACCCGATAAGCAATCTCGGGTGTGCCGCCGCGCTCGGTTGGCCAAGTGAACTTTTCGATCGCCATTACTACCTCCGATTGATCTTTTGCCAGATCGCGCCGCCTGGCTGCAGCTCCTTAGCAATCGCTCTATCCACCACGGACTGCGCAACTTGCTGCACTCCTTTCCCGAGATCGGCCGATGCTTGCTGGCTTGTTGCGGGCGACTCTGCTCCGCCGGCTGTCTGCACCGACACCGATACAGGGAAGTTGTAGGTGTTGCCGCCGCCGGTACCGGACATTGCGGCAAGCGCTGGCCCGCCACCGGAAGTCAGAGGTGTGACGCTACCGCCACTCGCGCCAGTCATGAGGTATGACCTGCCGCCCTGATTGAAAAGCTCTGGCCCGTTTTCATTCACTTCGTAGAAAGTGTTCGGTTCGACACCACCACCAACAGCGCGACCACCACCGAAAGACACGGATGCAGAACTGGCATCAAACTGACTGCCAAAACTCTGAGCCCCGGCCTCCGCCCCGCCTGCCGTTGCAGACGCCGTGGCCCCGCCTCCCGTGAAGTAACTTGTAGCGGCGCCCACCAGACTGCTCAGCAATGCCGAGCTAGCCTGCCGAGTGGCAATGCGCGCCATGTCCGCCAGAATCGATTTGGTGAAGTCGGCGAACGACAGTTTCCCAGTCATGGCGAAATTGACGATGGCGTCTTCCATCGAACTGAAGGCGTTGGTGAAAAGGCTTTTGGTTTGACCGGCGACATCTCGGGCCGATTCCAGATAGTTCTGCCACGCCGACGATGCGCCCGCGCTCCAGTCGCCCTGGGCCGCCGTCATCTCGTCGTAATTGGCTTGAACCGTGTCGTGCAGATCCTTCTGCGTGGCTTTGAGCGCCGCCAGTTTTTGGGTGTACTCGTCGAGGCTCATGCCTCTCGATCCATCGCCGTACTGGTTGGCCAGATCAAGCTTCTGCGAGTTGAAGCGGTCGTCGATGGCGTTCTGCTGATCCGTCAGGCCTCGCTGCCGGTCTCCCTGGCCAAGTCCCGCAGCGGCGCGCTGGCCTTGTTCGCGCAAGGTATCAACTTGCTGCTGCAATGCGTTGGTGTAGGTCTGAACCGCCTGCTCCTGCTTTCTGAGCCGTCCCTGTTCATTCTTCGCCAGCACATCCAGTTCGCTGTCCGCCGCCTTTTGTGCCCGGACCATATCCGCGCGCGCGTCTTCGATTTTCTGGTCGATCTGAATACGCTGCTCGGCCGTGGTGCTGGCCTTGGCCTTCGCCGCTTCAAGCGCCGCAATCTCGGCCTCATAAGCGCTCGTGACCTCGTCCCGCTCGTTGCCGATCAGCGCTTCGCGCTTCAGCAGATATTCCTGCTGCGAGATCAGCCCGGCCTTCTGTGCGGCATCCAGTTGTTTCTGGGTGTTCGCGTATTCGGCCTGGATTTCCTTGAGGGCATTTTGCGCAGCGTTGTAACCGGTGAGGTCAACTGCGCCGGCGGATGGACCCTTTGGATCTTTGTTGCGATCCTTGATGTTCTGAAGAGTCTTGGCGACGTAGTCGGCTTGAACCTTCGGATCGTCAGGGTTCGCCCTCTTAAGAACTTCGACGTCTCGCAGGTAGGCTTTGATCAGCTTGTTGCGCTTCTCCGCATTGCTCAGGGTTGAGTCGCTGATCTGTTTGAGACGCTGCTCTGCCTCGATCCCTTCCTTCTGGGTCCGGGCATTGTCGCTGGTTATCTGGGCCTCTTGTTTCTCGGCGGCCTGCTTATCCTGTATCAGGCTCAACTCGTCCTTGAGCGCGGTGAGACGCTGTTTCGCGTCGCCGTCCTCGTAGCCGGTACCGATCGTTGATTGCAGGTATGCAATCTTCTGGTTGAGCTCAGTTACTCGAGCGCTTTCGGCCTGATCCCTGCCGATGTTCTTAATCGCGTCCAGCGACTTGCTGGCCTCATCTTTAACGCCCTTCCATGCGCGCTCAATGAATCCGAGGTTCTCGGTGATCTCCGTCGAGCGAGTCTTCACCGTGTCAGCGTAAGTGTCGGTCAGCAGCTTGGCGGCGCCGATGGTGTCGCCCTGCTCCTTGAGCGCGACAATTTGCGAGTAAACCGAGGCAGTCAAGAAATGGTATTGATCGTTCAGCTCTTTCGCAGCAGCGACCGGATCCTTGGCGATCTTGACGAACTCGGCGATGGTTGCGTCGACCGATGTACCGGTCGCGTCCTCCATGGCTGCCGCCGCATCGGCGATGTCCTTGAAGCTGCCGCCGGCAATAACGCCACTTGCTGCCAGCTTGGCCAGCGATGCCGCAGCCTCACCGGTGGTGCCGTTTGTTGCGCTCACCTGCTGCGCGAGGTTTGCCAGTTGCGCGGCCGAGGTGCCGGCGTAGTTGCCGGTCAGGATCAGCGACTTGTTGTATTCGTCCGCCTCCTTGCTGCCTTGGCTGTAGCCGTAAATCAGCGTGCCAAGTGCGGCTGCGGCAGCGAGGATGGCCAAGGCAACGGCGCCAGCGCCAATTGTTACGCCGCTCATAGCTGGGGTGATTGCACCAACGGCTTTTTGCGCGTTTTCGGCGGCCTCGGCTGCGGTGTTCGAGCTCTCAGCCAAGTCGGATAGGCTTTCACTTGCCTCGCCTGCATTGTCAGCTGTGTCCTTTGCGCCTGACGCGATCCCCGCCAGAGATTCGCCGAGCGCAGCAGCCCCGGCACCACCAGTGAACAATGAGCGGAATTTTTCCTTAAGCGCGTCCATCGTTGGACCGATGCCGCCGAAGGAATCCTTGATCTGGCCGCCCTGCTGGATCAATACCATCAGCGGATTCTGACCGCCGGCCAGGCTGGTGAAAATATCCGTGAACTGCGAAGGAAGCTGCCGCAGCGCCGTTTCGGTCTGTTTCGAGCTGGCACCGGTTTTTTTCAGTCCTTCATCGAAGTCGCCCAGCTTCTGCCGGGAGGCATCGATACGGGCGGAGTACTCCCGGAACGTATCAGCATCGATCAGCCCTGCAGCCTTGTACTTCTGCAACTGCGCCTGTTGCTGATCAAGCTTGTCGAGCGCGGCAATGGCAGGATTGATCTTGCCGAGCAGTGCTTGCAGACCTTCTGCTTGAACGCCGGTGGCAGCGGCCGCCCTCTTCGCTGCGTCTGCCTCTTTGTCAGTGGACCCGACCAGCGCATCCGAATCAGCCTTCAGGCGACGAGCAAGCGCCGCCAAACTACTGGCTGAAGAACCGGAAGCATCCATTGCCGCCGAATTGGTCTCCATGCTGGTGGTCAGGCGCTGGTAGTACTCGCTCGACTCCAAGGACGCTTTGGCCATCGCCAAAAGGCGACTTTTCGCATCCTCTGTAGATTCTCCCAGTTTCACTTCGGCGGTAGTGAGCTCAGTAGTTGCCGTCGTAGTGGTTTTCAGCCCCTGCGTGACCTCCGCAAGCGATCGCCCCACCGTCGCCATCAGCTGAGCGGTGGCGTCCTGCTTGGCATTCAGAAGCTGCAGCTCTTTCACGATCTGCTTGGTGTCACCTGCCATGCTGGCAAGTGCTTGCTCCCAGGCTGAGCCAGTTTTCTTTGCTGCCTCCTCCGCGTCCTTGCCCGCATCGACCAATTTGTCGAGGTCAGTTGCAGCCTTGACCGCATCGCCCGAGTCAACCTCGATGCCTAACTGCGCGATAGTGCCCGACATGAGTGCTCCATTACTTTGATTCGCTCATGACGAGCAGGGCCTCGACCTCCATAGCCTGAAGGTCTGGGAAGATCTCTCTGAGTTGTTTTCTGGATATGCCGACAAAGTCGGAGACGTCTCGAACAGCCGTGTAATCAAGGCCGGTTGCCCCGCCCATGCCCGTGCGCCATTGAGTGGACATGGCGTTGAAGAGCACGAAGGCCGGCCAGTTTTCGGCCAACACTTCGCACTCTTCCTCGGGAATGTCAGAGATGGATAAGCCGAACGCCGCCAGATCCGCCTCAGACGGACCAGGCTCGTACATCAGGCGGGCGACCTTCGTCAGTTTCCCAGGCGGGCCGCCGAGAAGGCCTTTTGGTAAGCATCGACAATCGCGTCACCGGCGCCGGCCGAGGTTTCCACCAGGGCGCGAATCGATTCGGGGCTCAGCTTGTCTTCAAAGCCCCAGCCGGTGACCAGTTGAGTCACCTGCTCGACCTGCCGCTCGACGTGAGAGTCGGTGATCTCGATCAGAGTGAGGTCGTCACCCTTGGCCTTGAAACGCTCCTGGTCTTCCTTCGCGCTCTCCTGCCAGCCAGCGAAAAGCTTCGCAAGCTCCTTGCGATCGCGATACTTGAATTCAAACGGCACCTTGATCGTGGTGCCGCCGACGCGAGGAATATCGACGTCGGCTTTGAAGGTAGGGTTTTGAGCAATCTTGAACTTGGCCATGAGTTACACCACCGCCGCATAACGGGTAGGACGGCCGGTCAACGCGACGCTGATTACGCGGGCCATCAGGTTGTTGCGCGACATGGTCGGAGTGGAAGTGATCGACACGTAACCGTTGTAAATGATGCTGCTGCCGCCCGGCAGGTTCAGGCGCAGAACGCGCGGTTGCTTGTCATCGTCCGCAGCTTCGCAGACATCGACATAGGGCTTGGAAGGATCGTCGGCGACCGTGATGGAAAGCGTGATCGGGTTCTTGGTGGTTGGCATCTGCCGATCATCATCGTCAGCCAAGAAACCGTAGGTCAGGAACTGCTGATCGCCACCGGTGGAGTTCAGTTCGGTGATCTGCGAGATCTCGGTAAATGAGGTCACTTCGCGTGCAGAGCCGACGCCGGAGCCTGCCGGATATTGCTGCACGTTGGTGGTGTTCACGCCGCCCAGTGCGAAAGTGCCGCTGGCGATGTCCGCAACCCGAACGGCGCGACCGTCGAGGCGGGTCCAGCCGGAATTAACCGCGATTATGTCGCCTTCGGCCAGGCCATGAGCTGCGGCCGTGGCCACCGCCGGGTTGGCGTTGCTCAGCGAGGTAAATGGAATCGCTGTGCCGTAGGCAGAAGCAATCTCAAAGGTTGCGCCGTTGGGCATTTGAATGCCGGCCATGGGATTTTCCTCTTTTCAGACATGAAAAAACCCGCTCAAAGGCGGGTTCGGGGTTTGCCCAATGGGCGGATTAAGTTGTGGTGTCAGCGCGGTACTGGAAGGATACCGGCACTATGAAATTTGTGTCGCCGGGAATGCCTGGCCCCTGATCAACCGGGGTCAACGTCACAACGGTGATTGCCCCTTTCGTGTTCCGCTCATACAGCGGGAAAAGCGCGGCGATCTGATCTGCCAGTGCTCCAGCTGCGCCGCGGTACTTGCCCGAGGGCGTCACGATGCTGACCTGAAATACTCCGGTGAAAAGCCTGTGGTCACCGCCGAGTGTGTTGCTTGCGGTGTCGGCCGGTAGCGTGAAAGCCCTCAGGTAAGTGGCGTCGTCACCGGGAGTAAAGGCCTCGTTCTCGACCACGACCTTCAGCGGATTCGGCAACGCTTTTGCCCAGGCGATCAGCTTGGCTTCGTAGATCGAAGCAATGACGTTGTGGCTCATACCTGATTGTTCCTGATGGCCTCAAGCACGATCTGCTGGAAGCTGGCCACAGTGATGCGAACCATCCCGCCCGGCGCCTGGGTGGAATGCCCGAACTCCAGCGGAATCGCGTAACCAAGGCTGTTGGTGATGTAGCAGGTATCCCCTGCTTTGAACTCAATGGCACCGGCAACGATTCGCGCCGTAGATTTGGTCCCGCTCGGGTCTACCTCTTCCGTCGTCGTGGTGTCCGGCGCGCCGATGCTGAACATCCAGTTTCCGCGAAACCGACCGCCAACGTAGCCCTTGCCAGCCACCAGGCCATTCACATTGAAGTTCTGGTCGCGCTCAGCCTTGGTCAACGGCTTGGCGTATTTCACACCGCTGCGGAGCTTGCCGGCCTTCGTGAAGTTCGACTCGTCGAGATTGATGATCGTGTTGCGAACATTGACCTTGAAGTCGTAATCGTCTGCCGCCCGGGTGTTCGCTTCGCGGTGAACGACGTTTGCAGCCCAGATTTCTGGATTGCCCACTGGTGACATGCGGATGACGCTGTTGCCGAGCTCGATGATGATCTCGCGAAGACTGGCGTCGATGGCCTCAGTGGCCTTGGCTGCGAATTCGGCGAGGCTCAGGGCGAAGCTGCCGGACTGTCCGGCGCCCGCGCGGCTCACGACCGAACCTGCAGTTCGTAGAGGATTGGTGTGCCGGCCGGGTTTATCTCTTTCAAGGGCGGGACAATTGACCAGGTGCGCCCGTTGACGATCACCTTGTTCAGCAAATCGGGAGCCCACTCCAGCCCCTGCGCGGCGATCTTCAGTTTCTTGTCGCCCTGCTTGATGAGGCTGTTGTTTTGGAATTCCTGACCAGTAAAGTCGAGCAAGATGCCTTGGGCGGTCTGCTCTTTAGTGCTGTCGGGTGGTGCGGTACCGGTTTCCGGGTCGTACTCGCCGACGGTTGTTGCGCGGATAGTCACGGGCTGGCCGAACTCTGTGATCATCTCCAGAGCCATTACGGCCATTTCGTCATAGAAGGCCATGGTGGCTCCTGCTCAGCTATGCGCGGACCGCGAATAGGCCCCGCTTCTGTAGGTAATCGGCAAACTGCGTTGCGCTCGGCCGATCTGGCGCCGCCGGCAATAGACGGCCGCTGGTGTTCTGGATCGTCGCGTACTCGCGAGTTACCGCGCCTTCGACACGCTCCAGCGTCACAGCGCCTTTGCGCTTGTCGATGGGGTCGATGTCGTCAGAGTGGATCTCTGCAGCCAGCGCCATCTGCCCGTACTGGATTCGCGCAGGCAAGTAGTTGTCGGGCTTGATTTCGTAATCCAGCTCGACGCCGCGGCGTGGCCAGGACAACGCCTGATCGCTGTTGCTCTTGCGCCCTTTCCACGTCATGCCATCCATCGCCAGCGCAGCACGACGCAGCAGCGCTTCCTGCGCTGGCACTTCCACCGGAATGGTCACGCCGAATTTCACGGCGTACATGGCCAGGTCTTCGGCGGTTGCATAGCTTTCGGCGTCAGGCTTGCCGGTACCGTCCTCGATGATGAGAGTCATGAATCAGCTCGCTGTGGGGTTCTGGATCGGGCGCCACGCTGTTGGGTACCCGGATGATTACGCCTTCGGCAACTCAGAAACCGCTTTTTCGAGCGATTCTACCGAAGCATTCGCTCGATACGGCACATTGGCGGCGTCGAGCTTCGCTTTGAGACCAGCGATCTTTTCGGCATTGTCGACCGGGTCAGCCGCTGCCTTGAGACGGCCGACTTCAGCGCGGAGCGATTCAACTTCGCCTGTCAGGTCGTCACGTTCACCCGTTAGGGTTTCAAAACCTTCATGAATGACTTTCAGTGCGCCGAACAGGCGGATCGGCAGTTCGCCGGCGCCCGGGTGTTCCAGCTCCGACAGACCTTCGGCGGCTTCGATCAGTCGCTGGATTTCGTCACGCTCGGCGCGGAGTGTGGCGTTGTCCTGCTCCAGGCTGGCAAAGGTGTCAGCATCACCCAAATCACCCAAATCACCCAAATCAGCCGATTGACTGATCAAAGGCTTCAACATCGATACTTCGACGCCCAGCGCCTCATATGCGTCGATCACCTTCGGCCAGTCGCCGATCACAACTGCATGAGTCACACCCGCTTCAGGCCGATCAAAGTGCGCTGGATTGCGGTAACGTTTCTCCGGATCGAAATCCGAATTCTGAGTGGAGTAAACCAGTTCCATAAAATCTCCGTAGCGGCCATCGCTGGCCGCTGTCAGGGCAAGTATCAGCCGCCAGCTGGTGGCGTAGTGGTCAGAGTGATCAGCACACCAGCAGTCACCTTGTTGCTGTTGGAATGCTTGACCCAGTTCGCAGCCGAACCCACGGCGGCAAGCGTTGGGTTCGCACCGCCAGCGGTTTCCTTCCAGCTGTAGCCGAGAACATCGATGTTGACGGTGCCTTCAGCGCGATAGCCGATACCCAGATTCTCTTCGTCATTCACTGCGTACGAACGGAAGCCCGGCGCCTGCGACTCGGTGATCACCACGGCGTTTGGCAGCAGGCCGAAGATCACATCGGCCGGGGCGGTGTCGGTGACCAGCACTGGCTTGCCGAGAGTGCCTGGCAAGCCGCCGTAAATGACGACGCCCGCCTCTTCGTAGACCTTGTTTGCAATCGCCTCATCGACAATGTCGAAGTAAGCACTGGAGTGCATGACCCACAGCGCGATACGGCCGAACTTGTCACCGAACTTACGCATGCCGCGGGTCAGTGTCTTCTTGCCGTCGGTTTCAATGTTGGCCGAAACCACCATGTCAGCGTTGGAGCTGATCGAGGCGCGCAGTGCAGCAGTGGCGTACTGGATGAAACCTTCCAGAGTGGCGTCGGCAACGTCGGCGCCGATGATCTGCGAGAACTCGTCGACCGGTCGGCCGCGGCGCTTGAACGCTTCTTCGGTGGTCTGGTACGGGCCGTACTTCCACGGAGCCTTGACGCCAACGGCTTCGCCCGCGCCGATCTTCTTCGCGGTCACCTTACCGGTGGAGTTGACGTCGCGATGCTCCAGCGAGCCGCCGATCTTGTAGAACGAGCGCTTGCGGAAGTCGCCTTCGATCAGCTCGTTGTCGAGCACGATCGCGCCGTTGGACGATGCGTTGAACACATCGAGGTTGTCCTGGACACGCTCCAGGTATGCGGTTTGCGCCTCATCGTTGTAGATGATCAGGTCGCTGTTAACGGTCGTTGCCATGGGTGAATCCCCTTACTTGGGCAATTGCAGGTATGCGGTTTGGCCGTGCTTGCGCTGGTAGTCGCGCTTTTGCTCGGCAGTCATTTCGGAGCGCTTGAATGCAGCCTGGCCGCCACCCCCGCCCGGGGCTTGTGTCCCTGAAGCCCTTGGCCACAGATGAGGTGCGCTTTCGCGCAGGGATTCCGCCCATTCGAGCGGGGTCAGAGGGGTCTTGCCGTCTTTGCCGAGGATGACCTGGCCGGATTCATCAACGGCGACCGCTTCACCCTCTTCGTTCAGCGAGAACACGCCTTTGGCGCGCAGGATGATGTCGTCGGTTGCTTCCGGCAGTGCGCCGGCTTTAAGCGCTGCACCGCGTACCGAATCGCCCAGGACTTTGCCCTGGAACTTGGCGGCGAATGCTTCGGCCTTCTCCGCCCGCGCGGTGACAGTCTTCAGTTGCTTGTCGTAATCGCCACGCAGACGCTCGGTACGGCGATTGAAGACTTCGTCGACCTTGCCCTCCGTTAGCAACTTGGTTTCTTCGTCTTGGCCCGCCCGGCTGAGCAAGCCTTTGACGGCGTCAATGTCGATACCCTCGAACTGGGTTTCAAACTGCGCAAGCTTGCCGGTGGTGTCTTTCAATTTGCCCAGCAGTTCGGTGTTCTTGGTTTTCAGGCCTGAAACAGAGGATTCAACGGCAGTCGCGATAGCGGCCTTGATAGCCGGGTTGTCCAGGTCGATTTCGTTTTCTTCTGCCACGTTGATGCACCTCTTGGGTATGTATTGCCCAAATTGCAGGCATAAAAAAACCCAGCACTTGGCTGGGCTTTATCTGAATAAGTTTTATCGATTAAATTAAATAAATTTCGAAAACTTCGCCGTTTCCGGCCAAACGCACGCCTGTTTGATCCGCAGCAGTAATGACGCTGCGCGCTGATTTAATTCGAGCTAAGTTTTCGATTGCCTCATCAGAAACCATGTCATCGAAATGAGTGACCAAGGAGTCGTCCGCAAGAGTTCCGTCAGCCACAAGTCTCGCCGTTAGGTTTTTCATTTGAGCTTTAGCGGCTTTACCCGAAAGCACACATTTTTTGTGGTCAACACCGAGCAGAAACAATTCCTCGATCTTTCGGAGGTCGTTGTTGCGTACGTTATTAAGCATAAGGGCCATCCTTGACTAGCGGTTTCAGTCAGGGTAGCAATTGCGCGCGGACGAACGCTAGCGGTTCTAGTTTTTTCATCTGAGAAAGAGTCAGCGGCGCAAAGTTGCGATCGAGCTGCAGCTCTGCGAAGCGTTCGATGCTCAGTCCTCCTTCGCGAAACAGCTTTGCACGCACGGGCCCGATCGCAACGTCCTGGAACGAAGCTGGCTGCTGCTGAAGCCAGTGGTAATAGTCGAGGCTCGCACTGACCTGCCCTGCGCCACTTGCACCAACCGAAGCTCGGGTAGCACCCTTGGCGAACATATCGCTGAGCTTGGTCAGAAGGACGAACGTGGTCCGGCAATTCGGATGAAACGGCGGGCGGGGGCCAGAGTCGACCGGGAACCGTCGCTTATCCATCGACCGACACTGCTGGCTGGTCTTGCTGTCAAGCGTGGCGACCATCTCAACCTCGGACACGATGTCCGTGTTGGCCTTGGCCACTTCCATGCGCGCCTGAGACGATACATGCTGGATCGCGGTGTGCACGACCGTGCTGGCATTGCGGTTGGTGGTGGCGAGAATGCCGTCCTTGTAGCCGGCCGACTTCGTGCCGCGGATGTTGCGGATGATCTGGAAGTTCGTTTGCCCTTCAAAGAAGCCCTGCCGGATCGTGCCGTTGACGCGCTCGCGCTCGGCACTGGTCCAACCCTGGATGAACGACTTCAGCAGCTTGCCGCCGCCGGTGCCGCGCACACTGAGGGGATTCGTCAGTACCGCAATCCTGATCGCAGCTGCCGTCGGCACGACAACATCCAAAGCGACGCCGATCGGCGCCAACCTGGCCAAGCTCGACGCCTCAAACTCAGCCTCGTAGTTGGCGATGTCGATCAGGTCGAGATTCAGTTGCGCGCGGTACCGGTCGAAGATACCCAGCAGCAGACTGTCGACCTCTTTCAGCAGCGCCTCCAGCCGCTTCACGTTGTACTCGGTCAGATCCGATTGAGTGAGCCTGTCGCGAATAGAGCGGTCGATCTCCTTCAGGAAGGGGGCGAACTTGCCGGCCTCCCCTGCCTTCAGCTTTTCGAGGAAGACCGCGTGCCGAATCGTGGCGTCAAGGATTGCTTGGTTTGCCGCCATCTACTTTGTCCTCGTCATCCAGACCCAAGCCGTCACCCTGCTCTGCCAGCTCACCATCGATTTGCTTATCAGTGCGTTCCGGCGCGATCAGGCCCAACTTGCGCAGGTACGCCCGAAGATCCGCTTTCGCAAATCCACCGTTCTGCCAGAGGCCGACCAGTGCAGTGATCATTTGTGGATCGGCCGTCAACTCCACGAACTCTTGGTTGATCTGATAAGCAACCTTCGCGTCGTCGACGCCCATGTAGGTGCAGCACCACATGATCGCCCGGGTGTACGCCTCGCTGACGTTGGCCACGCAGCCGGCGAGCACCGACGTCGATGCGGACTGATCACCACGGGCTTCGGTCGCAGTCTTGGACGAGAGAGAGGCCACGACCATCCGCGCGCCGAGCTCGATCATCATCTGGTTCTTGTCGGCCATGGCCTCCTTCACCAGTGTGTTCGGCAATGGCTGGGCGTAACCAAACTGGCCGCCGGCTGGGAGCATCATCGGGGCGCGGGAGCCGACGTAAACGCCGTTCTTCTCCATCCAGTCGCGCCACTGCTCATCCAGCCCGGATATCCACGGCTGAGCCTGGCCACACCAGAAAACGCTGTCTTCATAGTCGGCGCTGTTTCGGTAATGGCCCAGGTTGATCATGGCGATGTCGTACAGCGGAGACTCATCGATGCTCGGATCGTTGTTTTGCGCGCCGACGAAGGTAAACGGGATTTCTTTTAATCGTCCGTTGCCACCTGATGGCCTGAACTCCTCAACTACCGCCAGGGGCCCGCCGCCCTTTGGCCCAGAGCGACGCCAAACTCGGCAGACAAAGCCGCCATCCTCGAGCGCAAGTTCGCGATACTGCTCAATCACCTTGAAACCAAAACCGTCTTCGATCTCGGGCGATTCGCGCAGCACCACCAAGGTCAGCACGCTGTGGCCGTTAACCATTCCCGTGCGCCAATTGATGATCTCCTCGGCACAGTACGAGAGGATCACAGAGTGGCCTCCGGCGCCGTCGTCTTGGTGATAGTCGACGTATAGACCGTGCCGCCCGGCCTCAAGCACCTTTTCGAGTGTGCCCTGCGAGTGCTGGTAGATGCTCACGCCGGAACCGTTGGCGTTGTCCTGCAAGTACTCCATCTTCTTGGCGACCGTCAACGTCGGGTCTTTGTGAAATGCCAAACCGAGCAAGCCATTGCGCGTGTGACCGGTGGCGTTCTTGAAAACCGCCCGTTCGCGATAGGCCTTGTTTCGGTCTACGTTCTCCGGCGACTTGTCGTGAGCATTGATGTACGGAAGCCGGTCGACAACTCGATGCTGGCCAGCGCAGACATCGCGAACAGTCGACCAGCGATCCAATGCTTCGATGTAATCTGCCCGTTTGAAGGAGACGTCGTTGCTCATCGGGCGTATCCCATTTTGATGGCGGTGACCGGTTTGATGATCGGGTACTCGCGGTGAATGAAGTAACCGCCGCCGTCGTTGGCGTGGTCGTTGCCTTGGCTCTTATCCGGCTCGCCGTTCGGCGCCCAGATCTGCTGTTCCAACCCATCGGCGTAGCTCGGGCATGTAAACGGGTTGACCAGGTACCGCCGCTCGCCCTGCGCGTTGCAGAACATGGCGTTCATGGCGTTGATTCGGTCCTTCACCGGTGGGTTGGCCGCCGGGGCGATGACAGTGAAGCCTGCCTGCTTGAGCATGGCGATATCGGTGAGGCTGGCATTAACTGACTTACGCGAATCGCCGGAGGCGTCCGGGTAGATCCGGATCTCGCAGGTCTTTCTGAAGTCGTTGCCGGTGTGTTCCCAGTAGCGTTCCTTGATCCGGCGGATCATGTCTGGCGTGTCGTAGCCATCCATCAACTCGTCCACGGCGCGCGGCAGGCCCTGATCGCGTTTGACGTGAGTGATCGCCGCCATCTTCCCGACGTTGAAGTCCATGCCGATGAACAACGGCTCACCGTGCTGCACAGTGTCGAAGCACTGGTTCAGCTTGCGGTCGTAGGCGTGGTAGATAGATCCGGACGTCAGGTTGACGAACTGGCCATTCAGGTACGCGCGGATCAACTGCTCTGGGTACGACTCCATCAGCGAGGCAATGTAGTCGTCCGGAAGGTTCAGCTCGTTGTCGAAAGTGCTGGCCTGGATAAGGCCATACATCTCCTTCAGCGCTGGCTTGTCGCGCAACTGCTTCACGAACTGGAGGAAGACGAACTTGAAGCCTTCCGGCGTCGTGGTCACGTCCACGCCGTTTTTGAGCCCGGGAAGGTTGTAACGCATCCGAGCAATAATCTTGCGCCAAGCCTGCTGCGCCTTGATCGACGTCAGCACATCCAGCTCATCCACCAAGGCGTGACCGATCTTGAAGCCGACGATTGTTTGCGGCTTCTCCATGGACCGGCAAATCACAGTGCCGCGAAATTGCCGGCCGCTGTAAATGTGAACCTCATGGTTCGCCTGGTTGATCTTGGTCTTCAGCCCCCAGTCGTAGGCCACCTCCTCCATCGTGGGATAGAAGATGTCGCGGATCTGCGGATAGGTCGGCGCGAAATACCCAGCGTTGACGCCGGGCCACTCCATGAAATGCTTGCTGAGCGCTGAGCATCCGACCCAGGTCTTCCCGGAGCCGAACCCAGCAACGAATGCGCGAAACTTGTGGGGCAAGAGGAGGAACTGCGACTGCGGAACGTTAAGGCTCGGCATTCGGCTTCCTCGCGTCCACTACGTCGACCTGAATGCGCGTCGGGATCGCCGGCTCATCGTCGAGCTCGTCCTTCCGGTTGCGGTTGACGTAGACGTCTCCCACTTCCTTGGCCGCCTGCTCGAGGATCTGCATCGCGAGGCCGATGTTCTTCATCGTCTCGGCCCGCTCGACGAACCGGTTCATGGCGCGCAGCCGGAATGCTCGGTTCGCGATCGGGATCTCTGCCGTTTCCTCGCGGAAGCGCTTGCGGGTATCTTCAAACACCGCTTTCCACTTCACGCCAAGGTCACGGCCAGCGTGTTTCGTTGGGTCGTACTGCTCGCACTGTTGGCGAGACACCTCGACGCCGAATGTTTCCTTGACCGCCTGCACTACCTGAGTCGGCGTATCAAAGCAGGCCAACGCCTGCACTATGTAGCGCTTCACCTCATCTTTCAGGGCTGCCATATGGGTTAATTCCGTCAAGGTCCTGTCAAGGATCAGGCCGACTTGAGCAGACAGGTTCCGCAGGCCCTCGATATGTTCATTTTCCCCACCTCAGCAGGATTGTTTGCAGCGTCCACCAACGCTTGGACTTCAGGGCTCGCCCCATACCGACGCACCACACCGACGAACTCTTCAACGTCGTGTCCGCGCATCTCAAGCTTGGGCAATCCTTCTGGGGTGAACTTGGGTGCGCCGTACTGATCGGTCGCTTGGGCTATGTGATACAGCTCATGCTCGACCAGTGCACAGAAGTCAGCGTCGGAACACTGGGCGCAGTAGTCAGCCGCCAGAGTGATGATGTAGGCCGGCACGTCGCCGAACCAGTCCATCATCTGCTGTTCCATCCGAGCCTTCTGCCAGCCACCCGCACGGAGCGCGACCTGCTCAGCCTGGCCTACCACCGTGCGCCCCTTCTTCGTGAAGGCAGCAGACGCCCACATCACTCGAATGTCCGCATCGATCAGATGGGCATGCTCTTCGTTGTGGATGCTGCCACCATCGGCAATGATCTCGCGGGATACCCATTCCCAGACATCTGGCGCTGGGGCAACGGCCAAGAAAATTGAATCAATCAGGATGGCAGGCGGGAGTGGCCGATTCATAGCTGTGCGCTTACGGTTGAAATGTTAAGGATTACCCCCATTAAGAATCCTCCTATCTCAAGCAGGCACCGCTGTGATGAACGATGAAAATATACAGGGACTGATCGTGTCGTATGTTGCTGCGAAACTGGCAATTGACCAAGAACACAAAATCTCAGAATTCAAGCTTGAACTTGCAAAAAAAGATCATGAGACGGCCTGGGAAGAATTGAGCGCAGCGGGGTTCTCTGGCAGGGTCAGGATCGGCAATGCCGTGGCGCTTAGGCCGCAAGACTTCCGTGCTCTTTTAAGCGGCGGCCCCTCAGACACGTTGATTATGATCAATCTCGTTGAGATAAAGTCTGTTGAAGTTCAGTGCGCAAAGATTCTTGACCGATACCTCTCCCGTTTCCAGTAGCGATACATCGACCCCTAAAGCCACATGCGTGTCGTTTCCGCTCCTACAGATCTCACTCGCGACGGATCAGACGAACGGATGAGCTGGTGCCATCGAGCGAGCGAACTACATGAAACCCCGCTGGAGTTTGGTCTTGGCCAACGCCAGCAGTCGCGGGTCAAGGCCTTCAATCTGGCCGATCTTCTTGCTCAGTTCCCAGGCATCAGCTTCCATAGCCTTGATTGAGTTCATGCTATTGGTTTCAGACTGACTCAGGTCGGGATAGCCGGTGGTTTTCTTGGGCTGGTCATCTATGCCGCTCTCCTCGTAGCGTATCGCGACGCAATTTGCTTATTCCCGAAACCTGTCGCAGATCAATCTACTTTCAAAATTCGAGCGACATTTCCCTTCGCCCTGAACACCAATAATGCAGCAAGAAAATAAAATGCGGTGTTGAACCAAGATGCGTCGGGCACCTCCCCGCGAAGGATGATGCGACCAACCAGGCTAACGAACTGCATACCGGTGACAGAGCAAGCGGCCCAAGCCATTAGCGACATGCAAAACTTGTAGCGCGTGTCTGGGAACGGCCGGTAGCGCAAGCCAATCATGAAGAAGATTGCCGCGCAAAACGCAGCTTGAAATATCGCGGACATTTAACCCTCCTTTCCGGCGAGCCGGCTGAGGAACCACTGGAGCCAACGAGGCATATCGCCGGTCTGCATCCATTCGATAACACTCGCCAGTAACACGACGCAGAAGGCGCCGCATAGAAATGCGCTGAAGCCTGATGTCTTAGTCCAAGCCCAGCCCATGACTTCAGCAGATCCGAAATAGCCGCCGATCCAGCCTGCAAACAAATAACCAACGCGGCGCCAAGACGTAATGTCCTTCGCGAACACGACATAGAAAAAAGCCCCACCAAAAGCCCCAACCAATGCGGCTAGGTCAATTGTAGGAAAGGCAGCACCCAGACTCACGCTGCCAAGTACGCCGGCTACTGCCAGGGCACCGGTACTCGGTTCGGCCATGGGGTACTCCAAAAAAGAGAAGGTCCCGCATCATTGCGGGACCTCGTGGATAATTAATCAGAAAACGAAGAGATTACTGATTAGTTGCGGCGACCAAAAACAGGTCGCGAACATAGTCGTTGCGGTCTTCGCCGATCTTGGTTCGATGAGACTCTACGGCGGCAGTAGACCAATCACGCCGAGCGATCGCCGCCATCAGTGAAGGAAACTTCTGCTGAAGCTTGCTAGCGCCCAAGTTGTAATACATATCGTGGATTGCAATTCGTGCAGCCGACGGAAATTCCCCAAAGCCGGGAAATACTCGACTAAGTCCGGAGAAATCACTGACTACGAGCGACTGGAGTTTCGAGTCGATGAAATCGCCCTGAAGATAGAGTTCTGTGAAATCTTCGTACCAGTCAGCTGTGTGTTTGATGTCCTTATCGTACTTCGAGGAGATAAGTCGCCATTCAGCACGCTTCTGCTCCTCGGTCGCAGGATTATCGTCCAAGTCCACGAACGGGTATCCGGCCGCGGCGTCTTCGTTACGAAGTAAAAAGCCTACCCCCGTCGTTACGTTTCCCTCTGAGTCCACATACATGAAGTCTTTTTCGCCTTCATGATTTTTCAGCGCAGGAAGCATGCTCTCAAGCTCGGCGGTAGTGAATGCCACTGACTTGTCTTCCAGCGGGAAATCCACTTTGAGCATCGCCTCGATCCTACCTGCTCCCGAAACCGGCACCGCAATTTCGATTCGGCACTCGAGATTACGATTTACCGTACTTTTGAGAACGGCTACGTAAGACCCTTGGCGCCGCGTAGGCATAGTGATGGAAAAACCAGCACCAGAGTAAACACCGCTTTCTTTGGTATCGACGTAGGCGCCGGATTCGTCCTGCACTCTCAAGCTGTAAGACTTCGTGAAGAGCGGTACGGCATCCTGCAGCAAAACAACTGCGACAGTTGTGTTATCACTCTCCGGCCCTTTAGAGCCTGAAATCTCAGAAACCGAGAAGTTGATAGCCGTACGCGCATCAAGCTGCATGGTGGTGTTGCCCACCTTGGTACCCAAGGCAAACACGCCGCTTACGGCGCTGGCGTAATCCCTATCCTGGAATGCACTGAAAGTAAGAGGCTGACTCCCGATTGCGACCTCTACACCATTCGGCGTACCGCTATAGGAAAAGCTAGCTCCACAGATATTTTCATCTGTACTTTTGATCGGCTTGGTAATTAGTTTCATACGTTATTTCCCCTAAGCGAATGGGTGAAACCGAGCAGTAATTGCTGGTTCCGTTTCGCTCAAAGGCGATAAAAGAGGTTCTCGACCTTCAGAATCTTGAAACGAAAAAGCCCCGATCAATATCGAGGCCTTGAAATGAGTGCGAGACTCCTCGCATATAAGAGGGTCGCCCAGACAGGCACGACCCTTTTGTTACTCCTGCCTTATCTGCGCAGGGCGAGCCTTGGCAATAAGCCGTCAGCTCGTGTGGGAGCGATCAGAACTCCCAGCCGATATGGCCGTAGGTTGGGTATGGCGCGGTACCGTTATGTTCAGGACTGGTGGTATCGGGGTAGTAAACCTTGCGTCGACGCACAGTCGGCGTGTAGCCAAAACGAGCCCAAACCGGGCTTTCCTGAATAATCGACAAATTGCCATTTGGCTGTAGACGCAGAGTAGCGCCAGGATGGCCGCCGGTACCTGCCTGCCAGAGCGGTACGTCATTCGCCGCGTACACCACGAAATTACCATCCGCCTGAAAAACGGCCTTAACTGCACCCTTATTCTGGGTGTAGCTAGCCCAGCGAACACTCCAGTTCGGCCCGTAGTTCACAACGTTGCCGTCACCTTGAAAGATCAGTGCACCATCGCCACAGAAGTAAGGCATTCCCATCTGTAGCTCGGCCGGGCCTCCGATCAGAACTGCACCGGAAGTCGGATCAAGCGGAATGGACGGAGTGCCATTCCAAATCGCCTGAGAATCAATCAGCACGATGTTACCGTCGTCCTGCAACGACATATGAGTTCGGTTCCACTGATCCTCGCTGGTGAACGTCGAGTTGTTTGTCAGCCAGGTACGGCCCCGAGTCGGATCATCGAGAAACGCGCCATATTGAACGTAGAGTTGCACCGGCACCTTGTAGCGCAACGGTACGGTGGAGGAGTAAGGCGTAGCTTCGTTGGCGACCCAAACCACTACACCATTGTCCTGCAACGCCAGGTTGCCGTCGGCTTGAAGCAACAGCTTGAAACGGCCGTTTGGCGAAAGAAGGAACTGCCCTGCAGACATTGTTTGATAAGCAGGGAGAATCGAAGTACCGCTGCGTTGAAACGGAGTACGTGTACGTCCAGCCATGTTGTTCACCTATTGAGTCGAATGAATTGTCGCGGAGGATTCCGCTTTCATGTCGCTCAAAGGCGATAGTTTTGAAGCTCGAGGCTTTCTTCCTGAAAAAAGGCAGATTAGGACCTTCGCTCAGTCAAATCAGTTAAACCAAAATTCGCATTGAGTCGCCTAGCCCTTAGAGCGGAGCGACACTGACCTTGTCGATAAAGGCAAAGTGAGCATTTGGATTTTGATCGTTCCAGAAGCTCAGAGTGGTTTGAGGCGTGGTTGCAGTGAAGTCGTAGGTCTTGGTTTCCCAGACAGTTGCATTACTGGTCGCGACAGGGGTGTCGAAGCTGGTCGTTTGTCCGGCAACCTTGACGTTGATGATGCCGTTGCCACTGCGATTCACATACGTGGAGTTACCGGCGCTGAAGGTCAAACGGTAACGGGCGCCAACAACAGTGTTGATGTTCTGTTGAATGCCGCCGCCATTCAGATAGGTGTAGTTGGCGAGGTCAACGCTCATCGAACCATCTGCGGCCGCGGAGTTGCCGATCGCAGCATTGACGTTAATGTATTCAACGCCAGACAGAAAGGTCGTCCAGCCAGTGACGAAGTCGGCCTGGGCAGGAGTATTGAGGATGCAGTCGTTGCTGCAGCCAGGGGATTCAAAGCTGCCGTTTACTACCAGCTCTGCGCCGAAGGCGGCGCTACCCGATGCGAGCAAAGCAGCAGCCAATGCGACCGGAGCAAAACCGTTTTTGATTGCTTTCATTTTTGTACCTATAGAGTCGAATGATTTGTCGCGGAGTGCTCCGCTTTCATGTCGCTCAAAGGCGATCGCTCGAGGCTCATGGCCTTCTCATGATTCAACGTCCCGCATCGGGAACATTTGATCTGGAGCTCGGTAAACTCACCCACGCGGGCGAGAAGTCTGTTGCATTTTCCACATCTGCATTCTTTCAACATCTGCAAGTCCGTTTGATTTTCTGCTAGGCTCCGTCCCGCTCGCGCGAGCAGTGAGGGCCTTGGCTGGCTTGCAGGCTCTATCTGCGATCCGGCGTCTCTTTTGGGTGTTAGCGCACCCTCTGGAGTCGCCCTCTCTTTTTCCGCGCGCATAAAAAAGCCCCGAAGATATCGGGGCTTTTTGCTTTCTGGCGGACATAAAAAAACCGGCTTGCTGGCCGGTTTTAAAGTAACTTGCCGAAGGCAAAATACTAACTATGGGGAAATGATGCCCTCAGCCGTGCGGGAAGTCAAGCGGCCTCTTTCATCTTGTAAATCACTCCGCCGATTGGACTCAATGCTCGGGCGTCGATGTCGGAGCAGGCTTCGAAACAAAGCTGCACGAATGGCTCCCAATCACGTCCCCAGGCTGCAGATGTAAGCTCGACGCCGTACTCCCCTTTCATCCAGGCTCGGAACTGCTCAGGCTTGATCAGCGGATCAGCATTGGCCGATTGCCCACCCTGATGCATGTAGCGATAGCGGCGAAAAACACCCTTGGCGACATACTCGGCCCGCTCCCGCTTGCTAGCGGTCATGCGCGCTACTCGGGAACATGCCAAGTTAAATACCGCGCCTTCGGCCTCCTCCCTATCGTCATCCGTCGGCTCAGCCGCATACATTGCATTGCCGAAAGCCCGCAATTGAAAGTGAAGCCGTGCGATAGCCGACTGAATGTGACCGGCCAGCACCGCGTGCATCGCAGGGTTCGCCGTCGGGCCTCGCTCAGTGCTCTGTACCACTACACCCAATTCGGCAGCATCAGAAGTCTGGCCCGGGGCCGGGTTGTAGTTGCAGTCGTGCCAAGCTTGGCGCGCGGAATGGATTTTCATGCTGCCGTCCTCTTCAGTTCCCTTGTTTTCGCCCTGTATTCGGCCTTGATATTTTTGATTTCTTCGACGGTGTACTTGCGGGGCTCATGAGGCCCTTCCAGCCAAATAACTGTTTCGGCTCCGATGCGCTGCACCAACCGGATGCGGTACTCGACCGCGTTGCCGGACAGGTTGCGGTTGCACTTCACGCACTGGCGGTGAATGTTCAGCGGCTCGAAGCGCAGCTCTGGACAGGCACCGACGGATCGGTAATGGCCAGCGTCCCAACGGCTGCCTGTTATCAGGTCGTTATCGTTCGGCATCGAGTCGCAGCTGATGCATGGCAAGTGCGCGTCACGCAGGCGGACGTACTCGTTCACGGCGGCCTGAGCTTCCCGCAGGTGCTCCGCCCTGCTCTTCAGCTTTTCCTTGCGGACCTGAATATCTCGGCGGTCACTCTGGGCGATGGCCTTGCGGGCTTTGTCATGATTCTTCGGCGCATCGATCAAGGCGCATGCCGGGCTGCAAACCGCCTGCCCCATACGCGATGGGACGAATGAGGCCCTACAAGTAGAAACGCGGCATTTCTTCGGTTTTGGCTGCTTCCGTTCAATCGTCATGCAGCCTCCTGGCTCAGCAGATCATCGAAGTACACGCCCTCTGGAGCGAAGCGCGCCACAATGCGATCGGTGTAGGCGATGCCCTGGGCGCGGCTGAAGAGGCTGGTCACTGGGAAGCCGTCCGGGCCGAAGAGTTTGCAGCCGCCCATCATGGCCAGCTTCGTCTCGTACGCAAGGTGGCGCATGACGCGGTACCACTCAGCCTGAAACCCGGCGTCCTCGTTCAGCAGGATCTGCACTCCGACGTGCAACTTGCAGTACCGGCGGGCGTCGGCCTCATCGCCGATCTGAGTCATCTCGGCAATCCGCTTGTACATCGCGAACCACAGCCGGTTCTGGTCGAGCGTGCGGTCCTTTCCCGGGCGCAGCGATACGACGACGAACTTCTTTTCGCGGTACATAGTGCTTAGCTTGGTGATGGCTTCGGAGAGCTTGGCCTGACAGTTCACGGAGATTTTGTCAGCCATGGGTGGCCACCTTGTTCGGCAATCCGTTGATCTGCTCGCCGAGTTGCTGTGTCAGCCGTTCGTTTTCAGCCAGCAGCTCCAGTGCAACCTCCTCTACCGTCCTTTCACCGAGAAACTCATGTAACGCCTCGAGGTTTTGTGTCCACTCTGGGCTACCAGTCCGGTATGCACCAACTTCAGCCCACAGCAGCTTCTGGAGTTTTTGTTTGTCGATGGTCATTGAGCCGCTCTCCTTGCTTCCAATTGTTCGGCCTGCTGAATGAGCAGCGCCCGGCGATCCGCCAGCTCATTGGCTGCCAGAATTCGCAGTTCTGTTTTTTCTTCGTCCGATGCTTGGCGCATGGCGAGCATCGAATCCTTTACCGCGGCGAGCTTCTCGCGCAGTTTTGGCGAAGGCCGTGCAGACTCACCGGTCAGCAGCGCAACGACCGCCCGGCCGTCTTCTGTAACCGGCACGACACTCAAGTCGGCCAAGTACTGCTGAGCGCGCTCCTGAGGGATTCGCTGCATCTGCACGGCCTTGGTGATCGCCTGGGTGCGGCGGTTGGCGTCGAAGCCGACCGACACGTGCCAATTGACGTTTTTGTTGTCCTCCCGAGCCTGCCCCACCAAGCGCTCGTAGGCGCTGTTGAACGCCATGCGCGCACCGACCTTGTCGCCGGCCTCGAGAATCGGTTTTGCGGCAGCCAGCGCGAGCTGGATCTCGTCGGTCAGCACCACCGTTTCGAACTCGTCGTTTGTGGTCATGGCGATCGCCCATGCTTCGTCTTTGCCCGGACGACCGTCAGCGGCCTGCACGCGCTGGAGAATGTCAGCCATGGCCAGCTTGCCCTTCACCTCGAAACGGCAGGCCTTCAGCGCGGCTTTCACGGTGGGCACTGAATAAGCGCAGAGGTCTTCCGCCATCATCGCCGCGGTGCCTGGGTTCATTTCCTGACCCATGGCCTCGGCGGTGGCGCAGATCGCTGCAGCTAGCCCGGCAACCTGTTGGTCATTCATTTCAAAGGTATTCATTGCGCTCCCCTGCTTGGCGCTTGGCCAAGACCATTTGCGCGGCCTGCTCGGCGGCGGAGACGTTAGCATCGGTCCGTTCCATCTGGCGTGCTGTCGTGCCGTTGATGCGCTGACCGGTCACCCACTGGGTGTGGTAGCTCTCGGCGTTGGCCAGCAGTTCGTTGAGGCTGTGGCACTTGCGCAGGACAGCGGCATCGCTGATTTTCAGGTAGTGCGCGGCGACGTGATGAGCGACATCGGCGCCAAGGCGGTCGACCAGTTGGCCAAGCTGGCCACCGACCTTAGCGTTCCACACCGGCCAAGCACCGTGGTAGCGCTTGCGGTAGGCCATGGCGTAGTTCGCCCAGACCTTGAAGGTTTTGCAGGATTGGTCTTTGGGGCCAGGCATGTCGGCGGGAATCTCGACCCGTGGCGCATCGGTGCGATCAACCACCAGCACCAAACCGCAGGGCCGAGACGGCACGACCTCGGCGGGAGCCGGGGTTGCAACAGGTTCAATGACCGGTTCATTGACTGATTCAGAAGAGTGACTGGTTCTGGGTGCAGCTCCTGCACTACCCCCTAGTGCAGGAGATTCACTAGGGGGTGAACCTGCTACACCACCCTGGTGAATCTGCTGCACTACCCCTGGTGCAGGAGGTGCACCACCATCAAGGGTCAGGAAGTAAACATTCGACGAATTGCCCTTCGGTCCACCCTTCCTGATTTCCTTGCGCAGCAGTCCCGACTCACACAGCGCGGTGATATGGTTCATGACAGACCGCTTGCTGATTTCGCACTGATCGGCGATGTGCTGGTAGGACGGCCAGCACTCACCGATATCGCTGGCATTGTCTGCGAGTTTGATGAGTACCAGCTTGCGCAGGGGATTGCCGACGCGAAGTTTCATTGCGGCAACCATCAGGCCCATGCTCATGCTGCACCACGCAGTGCTTTGTCGTGAGTGAACAAGCCGTCCCAGTTTTTCTTCATAGGCAGTGCGCCGGCCAGGTACAGGTCGTACAGACGCACCGCGCCCTTCTTGAGCAAGATCGGCGTGAAGGCAATGAACGGTTCTTTGCCATGGGGAGTGACTTCGTTCTGATGCTCGGTCATGTACTTGTCGCGGGCGTAGGACGCCACACGGAAGCGCAGACCGGATTGGCTTTCGTTGTAGAGCCAGTTGCGGCCTTGCAGGTACTTACCCACCTGCATGACGTTGATCCCATTGAGGCCTTTGCAGAATTGGGTATGCGTCATTCCCTCCTTGAACAAGTTCTCCATGGAGTGGATTTTCGATGCCTGGGCTTCGACCTGGATGGTCAACTGCAGACGCTGCTGTTCCGCCTCGAAGGCAATCTGGATGAGATCCATGCGGGAGAGTTCGCGGGGCTGGGCGATCTGCCCTTCCAGCACCTGCCAGCGGTCAACGAGCGCCGCAGTGAATTCAGGACTTAGCTGGGCGACCACGACGAAGCTGTCGCGCTTGCCGATGCTGTATTGCTTGAGTAGAAGCGGTCCGGGGCCGGTGTTTGGTACTTCCTCAAAATGAGGAAGTCCGATAGCACCCCGATCGTGCAGCGTTTCAATGGTTCGCATCACATTGTCATGTCGCTTATCGACCAGCTCGGCAATCTCGCGGGACGACATGGTGGTACGCGACACGTTTTCAGAACTCGAAAAACGTGTCGCGACGTTGTCGGGGATGTTGCTGGAATTGGTTTGGCTCTGCATAATCGGCCCTCTCTAGTTTTGCGAATCAGCCGACCTTCTCCGTCGGCTTTTTTGTGCCTTGGATTCAGGCGGCTTTAACCGAGGCATCCATCACGTCGAGGCTCTGCCGAACGTGGTTGATCTCTTGGCGAATGAGGGATTTTTCGAAAGCACTGACGTGGTTGTCGTCCAGTGCTTGGTGAACCGCGATGGTGAGATCGGCGACTTCCTTGCCGACGTTGATCAGCGACTTGGTCAGCGCCTGTGGCTCTGGCGGCGCCTTGGATATCAGGTCGAAGCCGAACTCATTCGCCAAGGCCTGCAGCGGGCGCATGTCACCGGTATGCAGCAATATCCCGAACAGATGCTCCACGGTCAGGTGGTGAGCGTCGTTGTCAGGATTGGCGCGCTGAAGCAGGCTGACGTGTGGAACGCCCATCTTCCCCGCCAGAGTTTTTGCTTCGTTGTCCAGCACAGCGCTCTGGCAGGCCCGGAGAAAATCTTCCATTCGTAAAACCTCAAATTTGTTTCCGTGGTGCCCTGCCAGTGCGTGGGCGAGAATTTGATCAGTGAGTTGGCGGCGCTTGCTTCAGGCCGCGGCTCGCTTCGGGCGCGCTGGTATCGGACGAATCTCGTTCGCCTCAATACGCCCATCGTTGTGAAGGGTGATTTCGATGCTTCTGCCGGCTCGAACCATTTGCGAAATCGCGCTTTGGTTCACGCCGAGAGCAGCTGCAAGCGCGGCTTGAGTGCCGTGCTCTTCTAGGTATTTGCTCAAAGGAATCTTTTTCATGGAATTTCCACGGCTCGTTATCTGCCATGAATAGTAGCAGCGCTGCTTTTTATCAGCAACAAAATACTAGCAGTGCTATTTGCCGGAATATCAGTTCTGCTAATACTCTTGTCCGCATGAAAATACGTCGCCCCCTCACTCCAGAAGAAGTCGCCGAAAGCGTTAGGCTTAAGGCTATCTACGAGCAGCGGAAAGCAGCTGCAAAAGCGGCTGGGCGCAGCCTTACGCAGGCCGATGTGGCCGAAGCATGCGGATGGTCTGGGCAGAGCGCATTCAGCCAGTACGCAACCGGCAAAGTGCCGATTAACGTAGAGGCCCTGTTAAAGCTCGCGAAGGCGCTCAATTTTGATGCAAGCGAGGTCAGTTCCCGCCTGATGTCTACTGTTGCAAGCGTTCAGCCTCCAGAGCGCATCCAGCCGAGCGTTCAGCTGGGCAATATCGAAACGTGGGACGACGACACCCCGCTCGATGACGACGAGGTATACGTTCCCTTCCTTCATGAGGTTGAGCTGGCAGCCGGCTCGGGCAGATTCGCGATTGAGGAAAGCGCCAACTCTCGCTTGCGCTTCAATAAGAAGGATCTGCGCCACAACGGTGTCCAGTTCAGCAACGCGCGGTGCGTGAAGGTTGGCGGCAACAGCATGGTGCCCGTGCTGCGCGATGGCGCGACGGTTGGCGTGAACGTGGGGAAAAATTCACTAAGCGATCTCGTTGACGGCGAGATGTACGCCATCAACCACAATGGCCAGCTCCGGGTGAAGCAGGTCTATCGCATCCCGACTGGGATCCGCCTTCGCAGCTTCAACCGTGACGAGCATCCCGACGAGGACTACACGTTCCAACAGATCCAGGAGCAACATATCTCGATCTTGGGGCACGTGTTTTGGTGGGCCATGTATTCGCGATGAAAACTCTTAAATGTGCACAGGGCTTGGTGAAATGGAGCTTCGAAATAAGATTCATCAAAACGCGGTCGGCTTGATCGCAAAAGCGAATCCAGCGGTGGTGCGAGAGGCGGAGAACGCCTCAGAAGCGGAGCTATGTGGCTTGAGCCACGAGGATTACAAAAACCTTCGAATCACCAACATACTTACGAGCAAGGCCAAGTCGCTCGGCATTACTCCTTGGGAGTACCAGCTGAGGCTGGCGGAGGAAATTGGCATGGACGTAGTTTCCATTCGTGCTGAGGATGAACGCGCAGAAGCAGACGCTTTGGGCCTGAGTTAGTTGGAATAGGGGCTAATCCGGCCTGCGTGAAGGCTCCAGGGTTGTGAGGGTGAGTTCTGGCGTAACGCGAGCAGAATGCCCCCGAACAAGGAAAGACATCGAAATTGGCAGGGACGCATGCCTATAATCAGCCTATGAAAAAGCCCAACGTTTACACTCTTCGAATAGTCGGTTCACACCCGAACAAGCTCACGCTTGAGCGGATGGCTGTCTATTTGGCCGAGCTGGCAAAGTTGATGGGTGAGAAAGACCAGGTTCATTTCGACAAACTTTCGACGGGCAGTGCTGCTCTCAAAGCTTGGACGGAAGACGAGGCAGCTCCACGCGTTTCAAAACGTCTCTCTCTCGCGACATCGCAGAGTAATCAGGCTCCGAAGGATGCTTTGACCGCCCTTGTACGAATTAACGAACTCCTGATTCAAGATGGAACAAGGGGTGAGCTAAAGGATCCGTCCGGAGCGGTAATCTATCCATTCCCCGGAGGCAAAAAAATAGCCCCGGCGAAAGAGATCACCCTAGAGCAAGAAAGCACAATTACAGGCCAGGTTATAAAAATTGGCGGGCGAGACGACACGATCCCTGTCTTGGTAAAAGACAGCGATGGGCGAGAATACAATTGCACCATCATGGGGGCGCAGCTAGCCAAAGAGATTTCATCCCACTACCTCGGCGATCCGATTGAGCTAACCGGCAAAGGCAAGTGGAAAAGGACATCTAGTGGTCGCTGGGAACTTCTTCAGCTGAACGTTAAGTCATGGTCGCCGCTATCTGGCGATTGGGATGAGGCTTACGCATCCATGGAAGCCATAGGCCTTGGTTGGGCTGATGTTCCTGACGTGGAAGACTACCTGTCGGGACTAAGGAAAGGTCATTAATTGGTAATTCTGGACACCAATGCGTTGGTCCTGTTTTTTGGGAAGCGACTCAATTCGGATGACAGCCTGCGCATGCAGGGTCTCTTTCACGCGCTTCGTGCGAAGAGAGAGAGCGTAGGTATCCCTGCGCAGGTCTGGGCTGAGTTTCTCGATCAAGCCGGCGAGCGCGAGTTGAGTGCGACACAGAGCATTTTCAAAACAGCAGCCTTCAGACTCCTCCCCTATGACCTGAAGGCTGTTATGGAGACGGTTGAGGTGGTGAGAGCCGGTCGCTCTGCCAGGAAAGCTAGCAAGGGAGAGAAGCGCCCCAGACAGTCCGTTAAGGTCGATTGGCAGATCATTGCAATAGCTAAAGCCAATGGCGCTAGACTGCTAATCACAAACGACGTTGACATGCTCGCGGAAGCTCAGCGTTCTGGGATCTCATGCGCGAAAATTTGCGATTTGCCGATTCCTGATCATCTCAGGCAACATGATTTGATGCTCGAGAAGAACTCGTAACCTGCGCGGCTCGCCTTGACGCACTTACACGCGCGCGTCCTTCGAAATGCCCGGCCTAGTGCCGGGCTTTGTGTTTCTGCATCACTCATCACCTAGCCTCGCCGAAGCTCTGTAAAAATTTGACCAAGCGAGACCGCTAAAACCCAATATTCCCGCCACGACGTTACCGTTCTGCTTGATCGCTAAGTACAGCCCAGCAATCCAGCGCGGCGTCCCCTCCACAAATTTCCCATTCAAACCTAGATAGGTACTTCCCAGAAGAACGATTCCGAGTGCTGCTATTGCCAGCACAACAGTCGCGACTCCCCAAGCCTTCATTCCAAACTCACTCGTATTCACGGGCCGATCCCTCCGATGCGCATCTCGAGTAAAGCTATAGCAGATGACCAGCAATCTTTACCTGTCGAGCCGGCCAATGGTGGCGCCGAGCCACGAATGGTAAAATTCCGGATCAACTACAGGAGGGATCCAATGATCAAAAAAGTGCTAATTGGACTGATAGCAGCAGTCGTTTTGTTTCTCGTCTATGGCGCTGTCGTCGGTAACACTCCGGAAGGAAAAGCAAAAGCAAGCGCGCGCGATGCCATTGACTTGTGCCATCGAGAAGAAAGTAGCTACACCGGCACTGCGGGAGCGAAAAGCATAATAAGTGGCGCGTGCCGCAAGCTCGAGAATGATTTCAGGAGCCAGTTCGGCCACACACCCTAACCGTCCGAATTTCAGAAGCCCGCCGAGAGCGGGTTTTTTTACGCCCGCAGAAAATATTATTAGCAGCGCTATTTACTTTAAATAGCAGCACTGCTACTTTTATTCGCAAGCCAGACAACACCGGCCCAGCAGCGAAGCCGCGCCGCTCTTTAGCGATACCGCATCACCTTGCCGGATCACCACCGGCCCAGATTCAAAGGCAGCGATGAACCGGCCTCAACGGTTCAGAGGGTTGGCAACTGACCCGGGCGTGCAGCGTAAAACGCCAAGAACAGTTATCCAGCGGGAGAACAAGCCGAAAGGCCCGCGGCTGGAGGAACAATTTGATTGAGCCAGTGACCGACGCCAGTAGCGGGTCACGGCGCCACAGATTTACTGATGCCGCTTCGATGAGGCGGCATTGGAAATCATCCTTATCAAGATCAAAGCGGAACGCAGACTTATAAATCTCAACCGGTTTCAGGTGAATAGTAAAAAGAGAGATTACCTGCTGACGCGCCATTCAGGTATTGTTCTGCAGCCTCTCCCCTCCCCGTATAAACTCCAAAGCCTTGTTTAAAACTTATCTCAAAAGAGATATCTGGATGGGATTGCGCCAGAATGTTTAACTTATTAAAACAACCTCTTACTGGGCCTATATTATTACTCGCGCTAGCGTCTAGTTGATCAATACAAGGGCTCCATGTGATTGACATATAAGCCTGCTGCACATTTTGATGACCGCCAACAATACCTAGGCAAACCGGAAAGTCCTCTAGCATGAACTCTTCAGAATGCCCTCGACGTCTGAATCCGGGCTCTCCCCTTAGGGCAAACGCGCGTGAATTCGCCAGCGCATTACGAAACTGTACAGCTCTCCCTTTAAGGGCAGGTGAAATATTAGCACCTATTTTTATAGTTCTCGCGATATGAATGCCCTCTCCCTCTTCGCTGGACCAGACAAAAAAAGGGCCGCCCCCGATAGACCCATTCTGATATTTAAAAAACAGCATTGACGCGCATGTTTTCGGTTTTGATGAAATTTGATCCCACTCATCGCCTGCTTCAAATATGCTGTCGAAAACCCGATAGGAAGGCATTCCATTTCACTCCCGCTTATCAAATTTACCACGTCGATGTTTAGAGGTATTGAACAGTCAGAGTTGCAGTCTAGACCGCTTAAAAAAACTTGCAAGAAGACACCTACTCAAGCCAACAAACAAACTTTACGCGCGTATTTGTTGACTCAGAATAGAATTTTCGAACGCATATCTATATTGCCTTGAAAGCCCATCGTTAAAGATTTTAGCCACAATTTCCTATCTCTCCCTGCCTAGCGAGAACCAGCGGTGCGGTTAAGTGCACTCCAATTTTTGTTGGTCATCACAAGGATCCTCATATATGGGTACAAGGCGATACGCCCAACCAAAGACCACCACTGTTTCCGTAGGCCTTCGAATGGAGCCAAAACTGAAGCACCTCGTGGACATCATGAGCCGCGGTCAGAGACGTTCTCTGACTGCCATTTTTGAAGCCGCGCTTGAGGCATATGCATCAGGAGACGAACGTTTTATCGCAAGTGAAACGTGGTCGACAGACAGTGATGAGCTGCTGATTCGCCTTTACCAGAAAGCTCCGCACCTTTGCTCATTCGACGAGGAAGTCGCCGCCAAAGCCCTCATTACTACCCACGCTGTTTAGCTAATTCCGAAACTCTGGAGACGACCATGTCAGCTCTACGCAAGCTCATCCCGGAAGACGACTTTCTGGACACGGAGGCAGGTCAGGAATGGTTGTCCGAGTCGGTCGACGATCTGCTTTCTCGGCACGACGTCGAAGCGCCAAACCCAGTTGGACGAAGCAAGGTACTGGTCAACGCAGACCACCTGCCGGAGGCGCTGGCGGATCACATGGCCGCTAACCCAGATCCCGATCGATACATCGAGAAGATCCTGATCGAACTGATCAGGCGGAAAGACGGCGGGATTTTGCACACCTGGGCCATCGAAGCCGTCGGCGGCGATCCGCAGATCATCCGTTCGCTGGCCATTGACCTGATCGCGGAACATGCCAACGAGTACCGCGATGCCAAGCGCGAAAGTGATCGCGTCGAGAGTGAGTGCGGGTTTTGAGCCCTCACATCCTGATCGACCAAGCCCTAGAAAGTGTGTCGGCGCCCGCCGGCGAAGAGGACATCAGCCTGCTGGTTCAGGGACTGATCACCCGCCTCTTCACCGACGGCGTCATCACCACCGACGAATTCAACCACTACTGCAAACGCCTGCGTGACACCTGTCAGCGGCGCAAGGAGGACGCATGAGTACGGCACCGGTTAAATCGCTCATCGACGAGCAGCTCGATGACATCGAACACAAGATCGCCCTGCTCGGCTTCGGCCTTCCCTTCAACGAGGTGATCGGCCGCAAGCGCGAGGATCTGGTCGCCAATCTGCCGCAGCGCCTGTCGGTGACCATGAAAGGTGGTCGTATCGCGGCAAGGGTTCGGTCGTGAGCTTTTACGAAGACAGCGTGGCCGATGGAAGTCACTGCATGAGCTGCTGCCAGCTCATTGGCGAGGAGGTCGGATATCCACGGGCTTGCCTGAATTGCGGCGGCGAAGGCGGCGAGCCAAACCCCGACGGACATAAAAAGCGAATGAAGGCTAAGGCCATGCAGCGCTTTGACGTCTGGCTGTCTCGTACTGGCCTCGCCCACAAGAAGCACAACAACGGCTACCACGTTAAGTTGACGCTTCCGGACGGTCGCATGATCGATTGCTGGCCCAGCACGAAAAAGTGGCAGCTCCGAGGGCAGCGCATTAGCCGTGACGGCAAAGCGCTGCATGAACTAGTACTGCAGCAGCTGAGGCCATGGCCATGACTTCCCGGCAGCTTGCCCGCCGCATTCTGATCCGACGTGGCTCTTTCTCCGCCATCGGCGTTTTCACCTTCCTGATGCTTCTCAGCGCCCTCGCGGATCGCATCACTCAATAAACAAAGAATTCAATCGCTGCGCACCGCGCGGCAAGGAACAGTCATGTCCGCTCAAAGCGTGGCGCCGGTGGCGCACGACCGAAACCTTCACGTTCTTCCGCACGCCGCAACCAGTACCAGCGCTTTGGTGTTGGACGGCGACAGCCTGGACAAGATGATGCGCTTGGCCGAGGTCATGGCGACCGGCCGTGCCACTTTGCCGAAGCACTTCAACGGCAACGCAGCGGATTGTCTGGCGGTCGTCATGCAGGCAATGCAGTGGAAAATGAACCCGTTCGCCGTGGCGCAGAAAACGCATTTGGTGAATGGCGTGCTGGGCTACGAAGCGCAGCTGGTGAACGCGGTGATCACTACCTGCGCGCCGGTGCTGGATCGCCTGCATTACGAATGGTACGGCGCTTGGGAAAAGGTGATCGGCAAGTTCACCATCAAGAACGGTGACAAAGGCGAGTACCGCGTCCCGGGCTGGAAGCTTGAAGACGAGCAAGGGCTGGGCGTGAAGGTCTGGGCAACCTTTCGGGGCGAAGACGAGCCGCGAGTCCTTGAGTTGCTGCTTGCCCAGGCTCGCACTCGAAACAGTACGCTCTGGGCTGACGACCCTCGCCAGCAACTGGCGTACCTCGCCACCAAGCGCTGGTCGCGCCTCTATTGCCCGGACGTGATCCTCGGCGTGTACAGCCCAGATGAACTCGAAGAATCCGCGCCAACCATTCGTGACGTGTCACCGGCACGTGGCGCGGCACCAGCTGAACTTCCTCCCTATCCCGACGAGAAGCTCGCGGAGAACCTGCCCAAATGGCAAATCGCAGTCGACGCCGGACGCTCCGCCCCTGATCACCTGATCGCCACCGTCAGTAGCAAATTCACCCTGAGCGAAGAGCAGATCGCCAAAATCAAAGCGCTCGCGCCAATTGAAGGAGACCAAGAATGAAAATCCATAATGTCGCTCAGGGTTCCGAAGCCTGGCATGCGCTCCGCGCCAACTACTTCACTGCGTCAGAAGCGCCAGCAATGATGGGCGCATCGAAACAGATGAAGCGGACCGAACTGCTGCATGCGAAAAAGACTGGTCTCGATCGCGACGTGTCGTGGTGGGTGCAGAAAAACCTCTTCGACAAAGGGCATGAAACCGAGGCGCTTGCTCGACCGATTCTCGAAGGACGAATTGGCGAGGACCTGTTTCCCGTCGTCGGCACCGAGGGTGATCTGCTCGCATCCCTCGACGGCTGCACAATCCTCGGCGACGTGCTGTTCGAACACAAAATGTGGAACGAGCAGCTCGCCGCCGACGTTCGCGCCGGCACACTGGATCCGCACTATTACTGGCAGCTCGAGCAGCAACTGCTGGTGAGCAGCGCCGAGAAGGTGATCTTCGTCTGCTCCGATGGCACTGAAGAAAACTTCGTTTCGATGGAGTACACGCCGGTACCGGGCCGCGCCGCCACACTCGTCGCAGGCTGGAAACAGTTCCAAGCCGACCTACAGGACTTCGCTCCCGCCGAGGTGGTGCCGGAGGCCGTCGGCAAAACACCGGAATCCTTACCAGCGCTACGCATCGAAGTGACCGGCATGGTCACCGCCAGCAACCTGGAACAGTTCAAATCTCATTCGCTGGCAGTCTTCGCCGCGATCAACACTGAGCTGGAAACCGACCAGCACTTCGCCGACGCAGAGAAAGCGGTGAAATGGTGCGGCGATGTCGAGGAGCGTCTGGAAGCCGCAAAGCAGCATGCGCTGAGCCAAACCGAAAGCATCGACGCGCTGTTCCGCACCATCGACGAGATCAGCGCCGAGGCGCGTGCCAAGCGCCTGATGCTCGACAAGCTGGTGAAGGCTCGTAAGGTGAGCATCCGCGAAGACATTGTCATGACAGCAGCCAAGGCGATTCAGACGCACATCGACCAGATTAACGCTTCGCTGGGCGGCAAAGCGCGCATGCCGCCAGTGCCTGCGGATTTCGCCGGAGCCATCAAAGGCAAGAAGACGATCAGCAGCCTGCGCGACTCTGCCGAGTCCGAGCTGGCCCGGGCAAAGATTGCCGCCAGCCAGATCGGCGACAACATCCGGAGCAACTTGGCCAGCCTGGACGAGCTCGCCGCCGACTACATGTTCCTTTTCAACGACGTTCAGCAGTTGGTGATGAAGGCGAATGACGACCTGGTCGCGCTGATCAAGGTGCGGATCTCGGAACACCAGAAGGCGGAGGAGCAGAAAGCCGAAGCGCAGCGCGAGCAGATCCGACAACAGGAGCTGCAACGGATCGAAGCCGAGGCGAAAGCCAAGACCCCTGTTGAGCCTGCACCAGTCACGTCCTCGGTAGCGGTAAAAGCCGCTGCGCCTGCTCAGTCTGCCTCGAAGCCAGCAACCACAATCTCGGCACCGGTGAACCTGCAGGCCGAAGTATTTGATCTGGAAGAGCTGATCAAAGCAGTTGCCTACGGACAAGCACCTATCACTGTGCTGACCGTGAGCTGGGAACACCTCGACGCGCTGGTCGCCGATCAAGGCAACAAATTCAGCATGGCCGGCGTGAGGCTGGTAAGGGTGGCAGCATGATCAGCAACCACCTCAACCTCGTCGAGCAGCACCGACCTGACGCCGAGTCGATCTCTGAACGAATCGCGCAGTACCTGGCTGCCGGCGGACGGATCGACCAACTGAAAAGCCCGCCACGCAATCCGTTACCACCGCCCCGCTCGAACAAAATAGACCCTGAAACGGTACTCAAGCGTCGGCCGAAGCCGATATCGGCCGTCGACCGCAAGGCTCTGCGCAAAATGGCGGACTCGATATGAAATCGAAACGCAAACCCAACAACGGTTTCGCCCGGGCTGAACGCAGTTGCCGGGCGCTGCTGCGCACCAATCACGTCGCGGTGGTGAACATCGACCCCAGCGGCAGCCAGATCATGGCGAACTGGAAGAGCTGCAAGCAGATCCGCAGTCTGGCGATCGCCAACGCGATATTCGATTTCTCCTACCGCTGGACGATCTACATCGGCGCCATGTGTCGCGACGAGCGCGGCGCCGAATACATCAAGTCGGTGGAGATCTCGCCCGAGGGCGTTTACAAGGTCGAGCGCCTCACTGACGCGATCGAGCATTACTACCTAGAGCTTCGCAACAGCGCGAACCCGACGCAACTGGTCGCATCAGGCTGGATCGCCATCCCCGACGAAATTTCGATGGACGAAGCCGAAGCCGCGAAGCTGTTCTACGCCGCCGGCGCCTGGCATCAGGTGAAGGTAGCTGCGTGAGACGTTCCAGACCCCAACAACGCAAACGACAGACCTGGCTGGACTTGCCGGCCAGCGGAATTGAAGAGGTAGGCCATGGCCGAAGTACAGGAACTGACGGAGGAAGCCAAGAAGCAGCGCAGGAAGCGCGAGAAAGCAGCAGCAAAGGACGCTGCATTGGGCATCGAGAAGTTTACGGTTGAGTGCGCCGGGGTGTTCAAGTCTGACGTAAAGAAGGTCATGGCCGCCCACGGCATCAATAGCCAGCAGGAGGTTCACCAGTTGCTGCTGATGAACCTGATCGCCGCCAACTTCGATACCCAAGCCAAGATGCTTCGCTGTGTCACGACACCTTATGAGATTCCAGAAAAGGTGTTGCGAGCATTTTACGAGAAGAGCATGGCCGAACGGGCGCGCGACGCTGGCGATTAAGTTATAAGCCCTTCCGATTTTCCTCGCGGCACCAATCGTAAAGATCCTTGACCAGTTGAGATAATTCGATTTTGTCAGTTATACCGAACTGCTCTGCCTTGACCTCTAGCCCCCCTTTTTCGGTCGGAACTGACAAGTGGCTATAGTCCATCAGACGCTTTAACTGGTCGATCCAGCCTGCCGCTTCGGCGTCAAGCTGAGTGACGTCAATGCTACCCAACGCTTCATTGCACTCAACCAATGCCCGATAGATGTCATACACCTCCCCATTGGGGTGAGGAAGCTGCAAGATGTCAATTGCCGTTGAAAAACATTGAGCCGCTCTAAAAAAAGACATAAAGCCTCCATTGCTAAATTCGAGGCGCTATCAAACCTTATCTACATGCAAATTGCCACCACCGGTCACGGAGGGCGGCGCCTGACTGGAGAAATCCATGAGCCACAACTGCGCATACGTCCGGCAGCACTATTAGGTGCCCGCCGAAATCGGCCGCCGCGTCATCGCCTACGGGAAGCCAGGCGTAATCCTGGCCGATCGTGGCCACTACATTGGCGTGGTGTTGGACGAAGACCCGAAGAAGCGCATCACCAATTACCACCCCACCCACGAAATGCAGTACGGCGAGATGGTCGAGACGCTTCCGCTCAAAGAATGGTTGGTGCTTCCGTTCAAGCATGACTGGGAAGATCTCGACTGGAACCGCGAGGCCCGCGAAGATCTGGTCAGGGAGTGGGCAGCCACTCGAAGTCAGGCCAAATACAAAGCCTACGAGCGGCTTCAGGATTACTGCCACAGCATTAAAGCAATGCTTCACTTCAAAGTCCGGCGCGCCTGAATTTCTTCGAAATATCGCGCTTACTTATAAACCACAGAAACTATATAACTCTTGTTGATCATAGGATCTCGCGAGTTCATGAACATATGGTGAAGGTCGTTCGGATCATCGCAAAATATCGGGAGTGCTTTCCCATTTTCATCCTTAAAAAATTTTCGATGCGCTGGAATTGTGAGTGCTATCCGGTATTCGTTCTCGACTGAATAGATATCTCTTTTAAAAAAAATCGCTTCCAGAAAATCAGGGGCTGCACCAACGATCAACGGAGGATAATAATTCACCCCTTGATGAAGAATGGTGACCCCCTCGAGATGTGAAGTAAAAGCCTTTAATAGTTCAACAAGCCTCAAAACATCGACCTCAATGCAGGTGTCGGCCTTGAAACGATTAAACAGATCTGCGTCATTTCCCTTGCCACTTAGGCATACGCAAAAGCAACGATTTGGGTACACAGTCATAACTGGATTTGCGGTCATATCTTGAGGATTTAATTTCCTACCATTGACCGTGAATGTTACTTGCTCTTTATCATAGAAAAATTCTTTGGCGAGCTCATTATCTCGCATTTCAAGATTTTCCATGTTTGAGTAATGAGCGATATCGCTCAGCCGCAAACCCTGCTTTCCATCAATCCAGCCTTGAAGGTGCAGCTTTTTCCCATACAGATATTTTTTCACAGCGCCCCCCCCAAGAGTTATCCGGCTCCATGCCGGGCCGAACACAAATACCCCACTTCTACGAATCACGCCAGCCGGCGAGGATCCCCTATGTCCGCACAACAGATCGACGAAAAGAAACTCGAGCGCGCGATCCGCAAAATCAAGCACTGCCTGGCACTGGCCCAGAGCGAAAACGAGTACGAGGCCGCGACTGCACTTCGGCAGGCACAGGCGCTGATGCGCGAGTACCGTTTGACCGAAATGGATGTGAAGTTAAGCGACGTCGGTGAAGTCGAGTCGCAGTTCACCCGAGTCGAACGCCTCCCCGCGTGGGAGCGGAGCCTAAGCGCGGCTGTGGCTCATGTGTTCGGGTGCATCTCGCTGTACGGTCGGAATTACTGCAAGGAAAAGGATCGAATCATCGCCCGCGTGTCATTCGTGGGGGTGACACCTGCCCAGCACATCGCGCTGTATGCGTTCGAGGCGCTACTGACAAAGCTGAAATTTGCCCGCAAGAAATATGTCGCAGCAGTACGTACTGGTGTGCACCGCAGCTCGTACTCAGCCGAAACAGCAGGCGACCACTTCGCCCTGGCGTGGGTCGGCGAGGTTTACGGGAAGCTGAGCGCACTTGTCCCGAAAGGCGAAGACGATACCCCGCCAGCAAGTGACGGACGCGACATCATCGCGGTTGAAGCGCAAGACAAGGCGCTGATCACCGAGTACCTCGCAAACAAAGGCGTGGGCAAAGCCCGGAAAACGCGTGATGTTGATATCGACCTGAATGCGCAGATCGCGGGAATGCTTGCTGGTCGCCGGGTTGATCTACATGCCGGCCTCGCGCGCGGCGGCGAAGACACTCTCGGCCTATCGGCAAACTCATGATCCGACCACCCAAACCGGAGTTGATGTTGCGCTGAGTTGCTCAGGAAGCACAGCGCGAAGCGATTGCCCAGGAGTTTAAGGCGGTTCTACAAAATAACATCGGGGCAGCGGCTAAACTATCGCTCGGTGGGTCTAAACCAAACTGATTTGAAAAGGGTCGTCCCGCACGGCCCAATTCGGCGTGGTATCAGCAACGAATGGGTGGCGGCTCTCTCAAGACTTGGATACCTTAGAGCTCGGTGCTTAACGGACTATGGTTGAAATGAATGCTAGCGAAGGGATGATGGACTTAAGTGAGCTTTGGAGGAGGATAAAAGGTCAAGTTTATCCGGTTATCCTCAGATCTGAAATTGAGGAATATCCATATCATGGGGTGGGAACAGCTTTCATCGTTGAACATCGCGAACAGCTTTTTTGTATATCAGCGCAACATGTTTTGGACAACCAAAGCGTAAAAGCAGACTCCTTCACAATTATGGTTAGAGATGCGGGCTACTCGATTGTATTTGATCTAGAAGCAGTGTTCAAACCTGAATACGATCCGCATTTCGATCTATTAATCCGGCGAATCGCTTCATTCCAGCGTGAGTTTTTGAGCGAAAATGGTGTGTATTGGATGGGGACTGAGTTTTCAATCGATCCGATACATCATGAAAAAGTCGGTATTTTTTACGTATTTGGCTATAGTGAAGATCACAGAGAGTATGATTACGCAGAAAAACGTATTACCGCCGATATATCCCTATTAGTTGCCAAGTTAACGGCCGCAGCCATGGATAATATGGTTACCCTTCAAATTGTCAACGAGATGACGGCGTCGCTGAGAGGCTTCAGCGGTTCACCGGTTGTAGCGGTGATAGACGGTGACTGGATGTTTGCCGGTATGCTGACACTAGCAGTTGAAGCAACCGGAATTATGAATTTTATTCCGGCGTATCGCATAGTTGAATACCTTGAAGATCTACACGAAAGGGTTAGCACCGGTGACCTTCCTGATCACCGATAATCGCTGGCTGTTGGTAAAAAACTACGACTTTAGATCAAGCCACCACCGCATCGGCCGCCAACTCAATAGCCAGAACACCCTGTGCGACACCATCTGACGTGTAAGCAATGGCCTCGAGACGCTGGCTTTCTAGCGAATAGCTTTCGGTGGCGTAGGTGAAAAGGTGCCCGCAGGCAGATGTCATGGGGGCGAATTCACCGAGCACGCGCTGATCGGCAAGGCCGTACGAGTTTGTAACCGGAACCAGCCGGCGCGGCACTCTGCGCGGGGTAGCGAAGATGGACGCCTTCTGTGTCGGGTCTGGGGACGCGCATGCACTCTGCCGTCGGTTCGGATTCGATAGCGACGAAACGGTGAAGCCGTGAAGCGCTTCATTCGCCGCAAGGCTGAAGCCTGGCTGATCCTGCTGGCAGCGAAGATCCTCATCGGCCGCAACGTCCAACGCTCCGCGGTCGTCTCCCGCCGGGACAGCAACGACATGTGGGCCATGGCCGAAAAGCTCGAAGCGATCACCAAGCGCATCAGCACCAAATACCCGTAACTCCCTCCCCCTTCAAAGTCAGCCGCTATAGCGGCAAGGAACCGGCATGCCCAGGAAAAACCACCTCATAGTCGACTCCGGCTGCACGCAGGACAACGAGCGCTGGTCGCTGTCGGCTTGCGGCCTGAATGAAGATTCCGAAGTCGCATGGGACGGAACCCACCAACGCGAATTTGTCAGCTGCAAACGATGCCTGGCGAAAATGGCCAAGCCGCGACCGGCTCCAGAGCCATTCCACAAAGAGCGCCCCATTCTTTTCAACGGTGCGATGGTGCGCGCGATTCTGTCTGGCCAAAAGACGGTCACGCGCCGCCCGTTCAAAGGGAATCAGATCCCGACCTATATAAAATCAGATTCCCTCGAACATCAGTGGATGGCCGTGGTTCAAGATCATCCGCGCTGGGGCTTCGGTGCATTCGGTGCGACTGAGGAGGAATGCGCGGCTGAGTTGGCAATGTACGGGGGTTGCCCGTACGGGCGGCAAGGCGATCGGCTGTGGGTGCGCGAGACCTGGGCGGCGGACGCACAGGTTGATGCGGTAGCGCCGCGAGACCTGAGCCAAGGCGAACCGATCCAATACCCAGCAGATGGGGCCGTCAGGCAAACCGGATGCGCAATGCTCACGACAGGGAAAGGCCGCCCAAGCATCCACATGCCGCGCTGGGCCAGCCGCATCCTGCTGGAGATCACCGACGTCCGCGTCGAGCGGTTGCAGGGCATCAGCGAGGGCCAAGCCCAAGCAGAAGGAATAGTCGGAGTGGCGTTTCGCCCGGATGACGGCTGGCCAATCTGCACAGGTTATATGGTCGGGCCTGATGACGGCAAAGCAGGGCTCGAAACCACAGCAGCCAAAGCGTTTGCAGGTTTGTGGAAATCAACCGGCGGCGACTGGGACGCCAACCCATGGGTCTGGGTCGTCGAGTTCAAAAGGGTGACGCCATGATCTTCGCCCCGCTCTACATGGCCTACCTCATCTACAAGGGGCCGTGGCGATGAACGAACAAAACACCAAAGAGTTTTATTCTCCTGAGCAGGCCTCTCAGCATGCCGCCGACTGGTGCAAGCGCAACCCAGCATGGCGCCGGATCTGTGATATCCCCGATTCCGATGCCCTTTATAAAACCTACGATGAGATTCCGAGACGCGAACGGGCCTACTGGGACGAGAACGGCGGCGAAGAATGTTGGCGAGAGGTTGGGATCGCGAAGTGCAAGGTCGCTACCGGTTTCATCTCTGGAAAAGGCGAGTTTTTCGACCACGTGCTCAAAGTGCCCCTGCATCACAACCTGATGATGGTGTTTCGTGTAGGCAGGCGCTGGAAACCATGAGTCGCATGGTCAGCGTCCGCACCGAGGAACTGACCGGACCGGCGCTGGACTGGGCAATCAACGCGATCGAGGGTGATCAGCAGCCCGGCACGGGTCAGTTGCAGCTCTTCGCCCTGCCCGACGCCGAGCAACTGATCACGAAGTACGGCGTCTGGGTCGATGTTGGCCAACGGAACCCTTGGCTGGCCGACATGACGAACGACCTATTCAACCGCGAGACCGGCGAAACCCGAACCACCGCAGTGTTCCGCGCAGTGGTGTTTGCCACGCGCGGCGCCACGGTCAAAGTCCCCGCCGAACTCTTCCAGCAGTAACCCTCCCACAACTCAACAGCCTGCCGGTGTGCGGCGGGCAAGGTGCACCCATGAAAAAGGAACAGTTGCCGGAAGTGGTGGCAGCAGTCGCGCGCGCCCTCGAAGCAGGTAAGGTCGCCGCAGCAGCGGCACCGGACGATGGCGGTAGCGCGAACCTCGACCGGGTTTATCTCCGCGTCGGCCTTCTCCGTGAGAAGACGCTTCACGATGCCGGCCTTCACGGCTGGATGCAGTCAGCCAGCACCTACCACGCCCGAGCCTTTCACCTCGGCGCGCCGTTTGATGGCCAGGGTAACCGGCGCTATGCCGGCGTGCAGGCCATGCACAAATCGCTGCAATCCGAAGGCGTCGATTGCGGCATCTGGTACCAAATGGATTAACTCATCACCACCTTCTGCCGCCACGCGCGGCATGGAGCATCACCATGGAAACTGAAATTCTCTCCGACGAGGAACTGGCCGAGCTCACTGGCTATAAGGCCCGGGCCTACCAGCGCCGCTGGCTGATTGATCGCCAATGGGTCTTCGTCGAAAGCCGCGGCAAGCGCCCACTGGTTGGTCGGATGTACGCCCGTATGAAGCTGGGCATGATCAGCCCTACGATTGCCGATCCTAACCCGCCGCCTGCCGCGCCGGCATGGACGCCAGACTATTCGCGAGTGAACTGATATGCGCCCCCGCAAGACCGAGCACCAGCACCTCCCCCCTCGAATGTACAAGCGCTCACGGAAGCGCAAAAACGGCAGTACCTGGACCGCGTATTACTACCGCGACCTGCTCGGCAACGACATCCCTCTGGGCAAAGATCTCGATAAAGCTCGGCTGAAGTGGGCCGAACTCGAAGCCAAGGAAAAACCGCTCGACCTGCGCACCATGAAGGGAATCTTCGACCGGTACATTCGTGATGTGGTGCCGAAGAAAGCACCCCGCACGCAGAAGGACAACTTGGCGGAAATCAAGCAGCTTCGGCCGATGTTCGACAGCGCTCCGATCGACTCGATCACGCCAGCAACGATTGCTGGCTACCGAGACGCACGATCGGCGAAGGTCCGGGCGAACCGTGAGATCGCTACCCTCTCCCACATTTTCAACATTGCCCGCGAATGGGGGCTGACGACGAAGGAAAATCCCTGCCAAGGCGTGCGCAAGAACAAGGAGACGCCGAGGGACTATTACGCGAATGATGTGGTTTGGGAGGCGGTGTACAAGAAGGCAGCTCAGGAGCTGAAGGAAGCGATGGACCTAGCCTATCTGACCGGGCAAAGGCCGGCAGATGTGCTGGTTATGCGGAAGGATGATGTTCAAGGCGGATATCTGACTGTTCAGCAGAACAAGACGCAAAAGAAGCTGCGCATTCAGATGACGACCGCCGGAGAGGCGAACAGCCTGGGCATATTGATCGCGGCGATCACAGAGCGAAACGCTGCTCACGTTTCGAGCTACCTGATCATCAACCGGAGCGGTAAACGGATGACTGCGACGATGCTGAGGAAGCGATGGGACGCGGCGCGAGAGAAGGCAAAACTGGAAGCTCTTGAGCAGGGAGACGAGCTGCTAGCTAAGCGGATCGGTGAATTCCAGTTCCGGGATATTCGGCCGAAAGCGGCGTCGGAAATCAGCGATGTTGGTGACGCCAGCCTGTTGCTCGGGCACACAAAAGGCGACATTACCGAGCGGGTTTATCGCCGCGTTGGCGCCATCGCGAAACCCTCAAAATAGTCGAAAAAAGAGTTCCATAACTCGAAAGGCACCCCTTGTAGAATGCGGTATGTAGAGGTGCTGCAAAACAAAAGTATTGGAACGAAAAAGCGTCTGAGCCCGCGTATTCTGCGGCTTTCCATAGCGGTCTTGAAAACCGTCGACTG